CGCTCCCGCACCAGCCGGTCGCACGTCTCGCCGAGGGCGCGGATCGTCTCCAGGTGCTCGGCGCAGGCGGGGCACGGGGTCATGTGCGCACCGGCGGCATATCGGCCTCCCATGTCGCCTTCCCATCGTCGTCCATGATGGACATGACCGCGATCCGGACCTTGCGCGATCCGCGACGTTCCGCGGCGACATGAAAACGAAACTCTCCCTCGTCGCGCAGGCGGAACAGCGACAGGTCGTCGGCATCCCACTTCCACCCGCCAGGCTGGCGCAACATCGGCGGCAGGTAGAGCGAGGTCTCTTCGATCGCCCATGCGAGAGCGTCACGCGCCGAACGCTCGGCATCAGTCATAGCTTCGTCCTCCATCACCGCGCCCCCTCGCGTCCGCCGCCGCCCGCGCTGTTTTGTCCGGGCATACGCTACCGCACCACCGCGAGAACCCGGCGCATCGCCTTGCGCTCGTAGTCGAGCCCGTCGACGCCGAGGCCCTGCAACGCGTCCGCTGGCGTGCCGCCGTAGTGCGCAACGAACATCGCCTCGACCAGGGCGACTTCGGCCTCGCCCGCGCGGGGGCTGGCCTCGGGCTGATCCGCGGCGGCGGGCGGGAGGGGGCGGGTCATGGTCGGTCCTCGCGGGGAATGACCTCCCAAGCCGTGCCCACACCCTCCCAGAGCGCGCTCCAATGGACCTCGTCGGTCTCCGTGTCCCAGACCTCAGCGATTTCGGCCCGCGCGTAGCGGCCGAAAGTGTCCTTGTGCTCTCGGAGAGCAGCGGCCTTTGCATCGTCAATCCTGTCGAACAGGCCGCAGCAGTCGTCCATGCCGCCAGAAGGGCGGGAGGCATCCATGATGGAGAATGCGACGAACCGTTTCATCACCCCGGCCTCCCCATCAGCACGTCGAGCAGCCGCGCGAACCATCCGTGCCGCACGGGCTCCCACGTCGGCTGCGGCGGCAGGCCCGGCGGCGAGACGTGACGCGTCGCGGGGCGGGTGGTCAGATACCGCTCCGGGTCGATCAGCCCGGCCCGGCGGTAAGCGGTGGGGTCAGCCGGCATGAGATGCGTCCTCGAGTTCGGGCTGGTTCGCCAGGTCGATCAGGACGTCCGCGTGGCACGGTGCGTCGAGCGGGCACCAGCACGCGAGGTCTCTGCCGCGCAGCTCGTAGAGCCGGCTCAGGATCGCCAGGCGCTTCGCCTCAAACAGGTCCGAGCCACAGGCCCATGGATTGCCCGCCAACCAGTCCTCAAACGCTGAAACGGCGCCTCGTCGCGTATACCCGGCTTCCTCGGCGGCGCTCACGGTGAACGGGTTGCCGAACGCGCCAGGGCGGCACACGACGACCGCGCCAGCGGGCTTCTTCCATCCCTTCGTCCGCTTCAGTTGGATGCGCTTCGGCCGCATCACCCCCTCGCGTCCGCCGCCGCCCGCGCTGTGGTGTCCGGCCAAGGACGTCGACGGCCTTTCATCTGCTCGTGCGGCCTCGCCCGCGCGGGGGCTGGCCTCGGGGTGATCCGCGGCGGCGGGCGGGAGGGGGCGGGTCATGCCGCGTCCCCCGGCAGGACGAACTTCCCGCGCCACGTCTGCCATGCTCGCGTCACCGCGCCGGTGCCGGGGAACAGGTCATGCAACTCGTCGTCGGGGCGGGCGGCAACCATCTCAAAGGCCCAATGGCAAAGGCTCTCGGGCTTGGCGCCGGTCAGGCCGCGCTTGAGCGTGATCGGGCAAGCGTGCCAGTCGCGCATGACGGTGCGCTTCGAGACGACCGGCTTCCGCGCCGGCTTCACGATGACTGGCTCCCAAGCGTAAGCGACGGAAACGTTGCGCTTGAACGCTGCGAAGGTCTTGGTCCATGTCATCCAGCGCGCGCCGGTCTCCGCGACAAGCGGGGCGAGGGTCGCCATCGACAAGGGCGTCGCGGCGGCGTGCAGCACCCATCCGTCGAACTCGCGCTCCAGCCGCTCGATCAGCGCGGCGTGATCAACCTCGCCGGCATAGTCCGGGTGATCCCTGTAGAGATGAGCGCAGCCGATGTAGGGCGGGTCGGCGTAGGCGATTTCCACTACCCCGGCCTCCCCATCAGCACGTCGAGCAGCCTCGCGAGCGCGGCGCGGACGCCGGTGCGCTTCGGCTCCCACGTCGGCTGCGGCGGCAGGCCCGGCGGCGAGACGTGCCGCGTCGCGGGGCGGGTGCGGAGATAGCGGGCGGCTGCGTCCACGCGCTCCCACGCCTTCGCTTCCTCGCGGGCGAGGGCCTCGGCGTCGCCAGAGTGGAACGCCGCGGCATAGGCCGCTTCGGCAAGGACGAAGGACCGGCGCTCCGGGTCGATCAGCCCGGCCCGGCGGTAGGCGGCTGGGTCAGCCGGCATGGGATGCGTCCTCGGGTTCGGGCCGGTTCGCCAGGTCGATCAGGACGTCCGCGTGGCACGGTGTGTCGAGCGGGCACCAGCACGCGAGGTCTCTGCCGCGCAGCTCGTAGAGCCGGCTCAGGATCGCCAGGCGCTTCGCCTCGTATAGGTCAGTCCCGCACGCCCATGGGTTGCCGGACAGCCAATCCCTGAACGCAAGCACAGCGCCCTGCCGCGTCTGGCCGGAACCCTCTGCCGCGCTGAACGTGAACGGGTTGCCGAACACGCTGGGCCGGCAAACGCTGATCACGCCAGTCGGCTTCCGCCAGCCTCTCGTGCGCTTCAATTGGATGCGTCGCGGTCGGTCAGCCATGGCGACCCTCCGGCATCCCGTTGTGCTCTACGCCGTCGAGGAGGCGGCCGGCGGCGGCCTTGCCGACCGGCACGACGCGCAAGACGCGATCCCCATGGAAGCCGTGGCCGCCGGCGAGGTTCAGCCAGCGACCGGCCGGCGTGTCGCGCGCCACCACGTCGCAGCGCCGCCAGTCCGGGTCGTCGCGGTCTCGGTCGTAGACCGCTTCCCAAGCGCCGTTCTGCTTGTGGAAATAGGCCACCCTCGCCGCGGCGCACTGGTCGCGGAGGGACCGCGCCCAATCCGGATGCAACGGCCGGGCGCCGCGCCCGCTCTCGCCGCCGACGATGACCCAGTCGATATGCGGTTTGATGGGCTTGTTGATCCGGCAGGTGAAGTTGGGGCCGCCAGCCGTGCTCTCGGCGTACATGAGCGCCTGCCCTGTCGTGGCGCTCCAGCGATGACGCGCGTCCCCATCAGCGAATGGCATCGCCTCGAGATCGATCGGCCCCAGCAGCGGCTCGGCCGAGAGGAAGCGCACTGCCGCCGGCGCCGCGAGGAGGTGCGGGATGCGCTCGTCCGCGGTGGCCTGGTTCTCGACGCTCGTGCCGAGCCAGACGTTCGGGAGGGGCCAGTCGATCCCGGAGAGGTAGTCGAACGTGTTGTCGCCATCCTCCATCATCCGAGCGCCGGCATCGGCGATCCGCTCGAACAAGTCGGTTTCCTCGTGATCCTTGGAGAGATACGCCCGCGCCCGCTCCGGCCGCTTCGTCAGCACCTGGAACGTGTGCCGCCGCGCGAGCGCCATGACGGCGAACACCCGGTCGATCCACTCGTCGGGCACGTTCTCATGGAACAGGTCGCCGTGCGCGCAGACGAAGATCATGCGCGGCCGGCGCCAACGCAGTGGCTGGTCCAGCCACTCCTCGTTGAACCGCACCTTGCCGGTGAACTTCGCCTCGCCCGCGGCATTGACGCGCGCGAGGCCCTTGCGGCTCGGGTGATGCTGCAACCGCCCGGCCGCCAGCGTCGCCGCGTAGCAGTGCCGGCAACCCTCGGAGACGAGCGTGCAGCCCGTGATGACGTTCCACGTGCTGTCGGTCCATTCGATCGAGCTGGTCTCAGCCATGCGGCTTCTCCAGCGCCGGGAGGGCGTCCTTGCCGTAGATGGCCTGCAGCACGTCGAGGTTGAGCTCGCGGTGCCGCGGGTCGATCTTCTTGACCCCGCGCACCTCGGCAGCAACGGCCGCGGCGCGGGCGGTCTCACCGATCGACAGATTGATGGTGATGAACCCGCCATTGCTGGGCGGCGGCGGCGGGGGTGGCGGCGCCTTCATCAGGCGCAGCCAGATCAGCAGCCGCTTCCAGCGCGGACGCCGGGGCGGCAAGTACTTGGCGAAGTAGCTGGGGCGAAGCGAATCGCGCAGGAGCCGCGCGGCTTCCTTCTGGATCAGGTCGTCCATGCTCAGCTCCTCCGCTCCACCGTCCCGTCGATGCGCCGCTTCCAGTTCGACGCCCGCGAGCCTGGGATGATCGCCTTGCGGCCGGTGATCTTCTGCGCCTTCGCCCGGAGGCGGTTGGCCTTGGCGATTTTCTGGACGTCGCCGCCGGCGAGCGAATCCCGGTCGCTCGTCTTCGCGCGGTGGCAGGGCGCGCAGAGCACCTCGCAGTTCTCGAGATCAGCGCGGCCGCCGAGCCCGTCGGGCAAGACGTGGTCGAAGTGGTGGGCCGGTGCGCCGGGGATGCCGAGCTTCACGCCGCAGCCATCAGCCTCGCAGCAGCCGCCGGCCCGCTCGAACGCCTGCGCACGGACCTTGGCCGGGAACTCGCGGCGGCTCACGACCGCCTCCGCGCGTTGACGCGGGCGCGCTCGAGGAGCGTCACGGCTCCGCCGATAGCCTCCTGCTCGACCTTCGCCCATGCGGATCAGGTTGTCGGTGCTGCCGACGCGGGCGGCGAATGCGCCGGCGTCGTCGCGGATCGCCGCCGCGGTCTTCTGCGCGACCTTCTCGCTGGCGCCAGACGTCACCAGCAGCTCCTCGATCGCGACGGTCAGCGCCGTCACCATCAGGAACAGGTGGTCCTTGCTCATGTCGTGCATCAGACGAGCCCCTTCTCGACGAGAAGGCTTTCGGGCGCGGTCAGGCGCGCCGGGCGGCCGCGGCGGAGGTGCCCGCCATCGGGCGCCTCGATCTCCACCTGGGCGAGCGGGATCCAGACCTCAGGCGCGTCCTCGTCGCTCCTGACGAGCACGGCGCGGTCGGTGGCGTGGACGTAGATCACGTCGATGTCGCGGAGGTCGGATTTCATGGCGTCTCCCTGGGAGGCAGGAGGTCTAGGACATCGACGCCGAGCGCCTCGGAGAGCTTCGCGAGGGCGGTGTCCATGAAGACCTTGAAGTCGGCGGGGGGCATCGCGTCGAAGGCGGTGGAGTCCCGCTCTTCCTCGTAGAGCCCGGTGAACGGGTTCAGCACGAGCTCGGTGAAGCCGCAGCCCTTCACCAGCTTCTCGTGCAGGTGCTCGGCCGTCGGCCAGGCGCCGGTCGCCTCGACGGCCTTGGACAGGGCCAGCCAATAGAGGCGGTTCTGCGGGTTCGAGCGCCGCGAGCGCGGCACCAGGTCATAGAGCTGGCCGAGCGGCGCGCGGTCCAGCTCCTCGGCGTCGAAGGGGCCGGCGGGCACGAGCCCGCGGGCGCTCTTCTCCACCATCGGAGCCGGGGGCCGGGCGCGGCCGATCTTCGCCATGCTACTGCCCTTCCTCTGGCAGAGGATCGTGCGTGCAGAATGCGCCGGAGGCGGCCGTTTCCACGGTGAACGCCCGCGCCGCGGCCTCGCATGCAGCCGCCGTCGAGAAGTAGGCGGAGCCCGACGTGACGCCGCCGCCACTGGTACCGATGACCCAGATCAGCACGTAGACGCTCATGCGATCACCAGCCAGCCGTCGTCGACGCCGGCCTCCACGAACGCCTGCGCGGCCTCGATCTTGCGCCCGGCCGCGCCGGTCCCGCCGAGCCAGTCGAGCCAGTATTCCTCGGGCTCCGGCTCGCGCCCGGCGTTAAACCAGACCTCGGCCGTCGACTTGCCTGCCAGCGGGTTGCTGCTCTCGAACTCGATGGTGATCGAGCGGATCAGGCCCTCGCGCTCGGTCGCGTGGCTGCGGTCGATGAACCGGAAGTCGACGTCGGTCACATGGAACCCCGCCTCGCCGTTGGCGATCAGCCGATCCTCATCGGGCCGGAACGCCCGCATCTCCGCCGCCCCGAAACGCCCATAGTCCGACTTGTGCAGGATGTAGTCGGTCGGGCCGCCGCCGACGCCACGGTCGCCGGCGCCCAGGTCGATGCGGTTGAAGTCGAACACGTCCGGGTCGTCGCCAACCAAGGGCGCACCCTGCTTGCCGCGCGGCTCGTCGCCGTAGAACTTCACCGGGCCGGTGCCGGGGGTCTTCGTCAGGCTGTCGCGGCCTGGACCTCCGAAGATGGCGATCGGGATGCCGCCGGTTTGCCAGGCCGGGACGTTGACGATGATCATGTCGTCTCCCTCGGTCCCGCGGAAGCGGTAGACGAGGTCGCCATCGTTGCGGACCTCAAGCATGAGGTCGGCGAAGGTGACGATCTTCACGTTGGGTCGGCTCATTTCGTCGCCTCCTCGCCATTGTCGCGGGCCTCGAGGGTGGCGATCAGTTCCGCGAACTGCTTGGGCGCGTGCTCCTGCATCATCTCGGTGTCGTGGAAGTCGAGGACTTCCATGCTGCGGCCGATGGGGTAGTCGACGACGTCGCGATAGATCGCCTCGATCGCGCCGGCATAGCTCGGCTCGTCGTCGTCGGACGCCTCGGGCGTCGGCTCATCAGCTGCGGGCGTCTCGGCCGGCGGCGCCTTGGTCTCCGTCTTCTTCGCCGCGGCCGCGGCCTGCGCCCTGGCGCGTACCTCTGCCATCGGATCGGCTGCGGGCGCCGCGCTCGCGGCGGGGGCGGCTTCCTTCGGGGCCGCCGACGCCTCGGTCTCGACCACGTCGCCGCCCGTATCGACGTCGCCCTCAATCACGCCGTCGTCGTCACCCTCGGTGACGGGAAGGCCGCGCGTCGGGTCCATCGCGAACGCGGCGTAGTCGGCGCGCGCGCCGTCGAGCACGGACGCATGCACCACCTCGCTCGCCATCGGCATGAACTTCGTGAGCTGGCGGATCATGGTCTTGATCGCCATCGCGTCTTCCGCGGTCGTCCACGGGCTCTCGGCGGTCTTCCCATGCCTCACCGCGTCCTGCCAGCCCTTGGAATACTGGTCCCGGTGGGCGAGGATCTTGGCCCAGGGCCAGCACACGAGGATGACGGAGCCGTTGGTCAGGCGGACGCAGGCGTAAGCGTGGAGCTTCTCGCCCTTCTGCGGCCCTTCCTCGTGCTCGAGGATCTCGGCCGTCCCCTTGCGATAGGCCCAATGGTGGTCGTCTGAGTAGTGGACGCCGACGCTGATCCCAGCGAGCCGGTCGGAGTTGTGGGCCAGCTGCACGTAGCCGCGGTAGCCGATGATGAGCTGCGCCTCGTAGACGTCGCGCCCCTCCTTCTTCGACTTCCAGCCGTTCTTGAACGGGATGATGTAGGCGTGCTGCAGCGGGGTGTTCGCCTCGAGGCCGAGCGATGCGCACGTCATCATGCAGCCCAGCACCGACAGCGGCGTGCAGCGGTCGAGGTTGCGGGTCTTGTCGAGCGCGAGCGCGAGGAGGCGCATCATGCGCTCCGGGCTCATGTGCGACGCGGCGACCGTGGCGAGCTGCGCGCGCGCCTGCTCGTTCGACAGGAGCTGGCGCACCTCCGTCACCTGGCGCAGCGGGGTCTTGGAGACCATGACGTTCACGCCGCACCACCCTTCCGGTGGGCGCGATCCGCGTCCGTCTCGATGATCCCGATGACGGGCTTGGTGCCGAACGACGGCGCCGACACGACGGCCTCGACGATGCCGGGGATCCAGCCGTCCTCGCCGCGCGGCGCGGGCAGCTTGACCTTGTCGCCGATCTGCACCGGCTCGCCGTCGTTGTGGTAGGTGTAGGTGCGCTTGCCAGCCGCGAGGCTGACGGCGATGAACTGCGTCACCGGACGGACTCCTTCTCTTCGATTTCGCAGCCGGCCGGGATGACGCCATCCCACGCCTTGGCGCGAACCCGCGCGTTGAGCGCGCGCTGGATGGCGTCGATCACGCCGGGATCGGCCTCGACCTCCGTGAAGGCGAGGCGCAGGTGCTTGATGACGACGTGCTTGGTCTTCACGAGCGCCATCGCGCGCCCCGTGCCGACATCGCGGCCGACGCTGACCTTGACCGGCGCGGCGGCGGCGCGGGCGGCTTCGGCGGCGTCCTTCGCGGCGGCCTCCGCCTCGACCTCGCCGGAGACGTCATGGCGTGCCTGCGCGGCGGCCAGGCGCTCGGCGGCCAGGCGCTCGGCCTCCGCCGCCTCGGCGCGGGCGCGCTCGGCAGCGGCCTCGGCCGCGACGCGCTTGCGGGTCAGGAAGTCCGCCACCAGCGGCCGGAGCCGCTTCACCATCGCGTCGTAGGTGGTGACGATCGGGTTGTAGGCCCCTCGCACCGCCTTGACGGCGTCGTCGTGCGGCTTCCGTGCGGCGGCGAGCTCCTCGTCGACCGCGCGTCCGAGCTTGCGCGCGCCCTCGATCAGCACCTTGACCGCGTCGGCATCGGCGTCGGTCTCGAGCTCGCCCTTGTCGAGCCACGCGCCGGCGGCGTCAGCCCACTCGCGGGCTTCGGCCGCGCGGCGCTCCACCGCGTCCGTGTCGAACGGCGGCGGGCGGTTGCCGCCGATCACGGCGGCCGGGTTCAGCAAAGCATTGTCCATGCTCAGTCCTTGCTCATGGTCTGGTGGGGCGCGGCGGTCCGGCCGCGACGAAGTCGAAGGGGACCAGGGTGGCCTGCAGGCGCAGATCTGCAGCGCGAGCGGCCATGATCTCGTCGAACGCCTCGCGGGTGATCGCGTGGTAGACGAGCCCGATGGGCAGGCTCCGACGGCGCTGGCCGTCGATCTCGTAGATGAAGGTCTCGTCGCGGGTCAGCTCGCCCGTCGCCGGGTCGATATCGCGGTCGATGGTGATCCGCACCGGCACCGGCGGGCCGCCCTTGACGAACCGAGTGCGGAACCAGCCGCACGGCGGCTCCCAATCGTGGCTCGGGCTCATGCCGGATCTGGTTCCGCCCGTCGCGCGCTCGCGCGCCAGCATCGCCGCCCACTCCGCGTACAGGGCGGTTCGAGTCGACGGCTGGCGCATGGCGGGCATCAGCCGAAGATCCAGAGCGCGATGATCGAGAGGGTCACCAGCGCAGAGGCGACGACGACGATCGCAAGGCCGGGGCCGACAGGCTCCGGCGCGGTCTTCGGCATCTCCTCGGCGGCGAGGAGCCAGTCTCGGATCTTCGCAGCATCATCGAGCGTGATCGGACGACCGGCCATCACCGGTCCTCCGCCGCCTGGGCAGCGTAGTAGGCCGTGTCGTTGCAGCGATCGCAGGGGTCGCTCTCGTCGGCCCGCAGCGCGCGGTCGCAGGTGAAGCACTGCGGCGGCTCGGGCGGCATCAGGTCGCACGGGTGCTCCCCGACAAGCGGGACGAACTCGCCGCCAGCGACGTAGCTGAACAGCGTCCAGTCGACGTACTTGCGCACCCTCACAGCCAGCGGCTCGTAGGCGCCCATGTCATCCGCGAGCACCTCGTACTCGTCCCCGCCGCGGGTCAGGCCGGTGTCGCCCTTCCTGAACGTGTGCGTCATGCCCGCTTCCTCGCGAGCGCGGCGGCGGTCTTCTTCGCCGCCGCGAACAGGCCGAACAGCTCGCGCGCGGCCTCGAGCGTGTCCGCGTCCTTGGCGGCAGCCCACATGCGGTCGGCCTCGCGGCTCGCGTGGAGCCAAGCGCAGATCGCCGCAGCATCCGCGGTCGTCGTCTGGCGCGGCGTCACAGCCCGAAGTCCTGGCGCGCGCGGCCGCTCTTGCCGTGCCAGTAGGTGAGGGCCGCGACCACGTCGGCGACGAAGGCGGCGAGGCACACCGCGCCGATGGCGATCACGCCGCCGGCAAGGGCGATCTGGAACGGAACGATCTCGGGCATCAGGAATCCCCCCTGTGGAGCGAGAAAGGGGGCCGCGTCTTCAATCCGGTCAGGACGATCGGCGGCCTGACTACCTATCTACACGCAATTGCGTGCATCGTCAACGCTTCAAACGCAATTGCGTGTAGATGGCCCGGCGAATCGCGCGGAGATAGCGCCGTGGTTAATCGCGCTCAGGTGGAATTTGCTGAATTTTGAGGCGTCTTGCTCGGTTCGAGCGAGGACGTCCGTTTTCTATTGTGGCCGCGGCCAGGTTGGCGCGTCGCGCTGTTCCCGCGACCCTTCATCCCAGAGCAATGGGGGAATCGAATGCAGGACGTGTGGCGGCTGTTCGACCTGTGGCGGAAGCTTAGTCCCGGCGACCGCGAGGTCGCGATCCAGTATCTCGTTGAGCGCGCATGCCCTCAAAAAGGCGGGCAGCATCCTCAACCAGCTCAGGAGGCAGAGCCGAAGCGGCGTTGATGAACCTGGCGGTGGTCTCGTCCATGCGGACCCCCGTCAGGACGTAAAGCGACGAGGCCGTGCCGAGCTCGTTGAGGATCGCCACGAACTTGTTGATGGTCGGGGCCGATTTTCGCGTCTTGGTCTGGGTGAGGTAATTCTCGCCGAGCTTTGCGGCCATGCTGATGGCACGCAGCTTGCGGCCGTCCTGGGCGATCGCTTCCCAGAACCGAGCGCGCCACGCGTCGTCGCCGTCGTCAACTTCATCACTCATGGCCACCACCGATAGCACGCCGCGGCGTGCGCCGCTCGCACGATGTTTCGTGGTGGTTGACGTGCACGCAAAAGCGTGTAGATTTGGTTTATGAAAAATCCTCAGCTCATGGCCGACATCGACGCCTTCTTGGCGGAGACCAAGATGGGCGAGTACCGCTTCGGCTATCTCGCAGCCAAGAACGGACGTCTGGTCGAGCGCCTTCGCGCTGGTCGGCGCGTGTGGCCAGACACCGAGATCAACGTCCGCGCTTTCATGCAAGCCAGGCGCGCGCTCGACCGGAGCAAGAGCGCCGGGGCGGCGTCATGACCGCGGTCGCCGAAAGCGACGGCCTGACCCGGATCATGGCCGCGCTGGCGCGCATGGACGTCTGGGAGCACCGCCTCATCGCTGCGGCGATGGACCAGGCCGGGCTTACCGCTTCGGCGGAGCCATGCTCTCGAGAAGAGCAGCTAGCGCATTTCGCTGATCTTCACCAAGCGATGCGGCGGCGCGGATGATGCGAGTCGCGGGCGTGTCCTCATCCAGTGGCGTCTGGTACCCGAAGTTGCGCATCAGGATGATCAATTCGTCGCCGGTCAGCCGTCGATCGCCGCGGAAGACCTTCGAGATCAGCTGCTCGGACAGGCCGAGCATCTCGCCCACGGTCTTCTGCAGGAGTCCGCGCGAAGTGGTCTCCGACCTCAACCAGTCAACCAGATCCACCACCGGACTCCATCAGCCGCCACCCGGTCGACGATAGGCGGTTTTCGCAAGTCGGACAACACGCCCGGTCTCGGGGGAACCGAGACAATCTCAGAAGAGGGATGCATGAACTCCTCATTTCTCATGGCGCTTTCGCGGCACGACGGCGGGTCGCTCGTCGAGAACGCCGACGAACTGCTCCAGCAGTGCGTCAAGGACGTCATCCGCTACGGCCAGACGGCCAAGCTGACCATCACGGTGACGATCAAGCCCAACGGCGAGAAGGCGCTCAAGCTCATGGCGGACGTCAAGGCGACCGTGCCGAAGCGGCCGCAGGGCGAAGCCTTCTACTACCCCACCGAGGACTTCGGCCTCACCCGCACCCCGCCGAAAGACGAGGCTGACGGCCTCCTGGCGCGCATCGGAGAACGATAATGTCGGACGATCACCGCACACTGATCGACGCCGCGGTCGAGAACATCCCCATCGCCCGGGTTGAGAGCGTCGCCGGCTACTCGCGCATCCGCGCCGTCGTCAAACATCCGAACAGCATGGTGGCGTTCGAGGACCTCGAACGGTTCGCGGATGCGCCCGCGCGCATCAAGCAGATCGCAACCCACGAGACCCCGCGGAGCTTTTCCGCCTACGTCAACGCCTTCGGCGGCCCCAGCACCCGCATCTTCGCCTCGCTGGCGGACATGAAGGTTGTCGCGGCGATCGACTACCACAGCATCAGCGAAGCGTCGTGGGCCACGCACAAGGCGACGTACCCGGCCGTCTTCGCGCCAGCCTTCGCCGCGTGGCACGCGGTCAACGAGAAGCCCATGCCGCAGAAGCGGTTCGCCGAGTTTCTCGAAGACCGGGCCGAGGACGCCGTGACGCCGGAGCCCGCAGACTTGCTCGAGGTCGCCGCAAGGTTCGAGGCGGTCCGCAACGTCGATTTCAAGTCGGCGATCAACATCAGCACCGGCGAGCGGCAGTTCCGCTACGAGGAGAAGGACAGCCCGGCTGGCGCGGTTGCCTGCCCGAAGATCATCCTGCTCCAGACGCCCGTGTTCCAGGGGAGCGACCCGGTCCGGTGGGCCGCGCGTCTCGCCTACGACATCAGCGACGGGAAGCTGTCGTTCACGGTCAAGATCCACCGGCTCGAGGAGCTGCTGAACGCCGAGTTCGAGCGCCTCTGCGACGCGATTGCGGTCGACTGCCCGAGATTCCCGATCCACCGCGGCAAGGCCGTCTAGAAGACCCGCGCGCCTCGCTCACCGCCGGCCCCGCCTCGCGCGCGGATGTAGGGGGCCGGCAGACACGCCCAACGGGCGTTTCCTCCCACCAACTTCCCGCCGGGCTGATCCCGGCGGGCCTTTTCCCAGCGTGCCCGGCTATGCCCCAAGCCACCCGACCCCCCCGCCGGCGAGCACCAGACCGCCCGGCGCGACCACAAGAAGCTGTTCCGCTACGACGAGGTCCGGCAGAGCCAGGACGAGCACTTCCACGCCTGCATCCTGCCGAACAGCCAGGAGTTCCGCTGCCTCTACGTGCCACCCTTCGGCACCTGAGCGTCGTGCAGCACATCGTCAACGTCTCCGGCGGCAAGGACAGCACCGCGGTCTACCTGCTCGCGATGCAGCGGGGTCGGCCGTTCCGCGCGGTGATGGCCGACACCGGCCATGAGCACCCGCTGACCGTCGAGTATGCCCGCCTCCTCTCCCAGCGCAGCGGCGGGCCCGAGGTCGAGACGGTGCGCGCCGACTTCTCGGCCGAGACCCTGCGCGGCGGCCGCCAGCTCGGCTTCGACAACTGGCTCGCCGATCAGGATCCCGACGAGGGGCTGTCCTGCTCGTCGCAGTACGGGCTCTGCGAATGATCGCCCACGACCGCGTCGACATCCGGGTCGGCGACTGCCGCACCCTCCTGCGCGCGATGCCGGCCGAGAGCGTCGACTGCGTCGTGACGTCGCCGCCCTATTTCGGCCTGCGCGACTATGGCGCCGGCGACGCAGAGATTGGGCGCGAGCCGACGCCGGCCGAGTTCGTCGCCGCGCTGGTCGACGTGTTCCGCGAGGTGCGGCGTGTCTTGCGGCCGAGCGGCACCGCATGGGTGAACCTCGGCGACAGCTACGCCGGTTCGTGGGGATCGAGGGGGCGGCAGGGCTCCGGCGGGCTGATGGCCGACCGAGCCGTCGCGCGGAATCGCACTGCTGGCTACCAGGTGCGCGCCGCCGGCGTGAGCAAGAAAGGCACGCCGCCAGCGGGCATCAAGCCGAAGGACTTGATGATGCTGCCGGCGCGCCTCGCCATCGCCCTATGCGACGATGGCTGGCGGCTCCGCTCCGACATCATCTGGCACAAGCCGAACGCGATGCCGGAGAGCATCACCGACCGGCCGACGAGCGCGCATGAGCACGTCTTCCTGCTCACCAAGGCGCGACGCTACTTCTACGACGCCGCGGCGATCGCCGAGCCCGCGACGCAAGCAGAGCGCCGGGCCACCTTCCGCGGCGGCGCCTATTGCAACGGGTCGACCTACGACAACAGCGGGCCCGGCGGAAAGTCGACCGAGACCGGGAACATCAAATCCGAGATCGCGACCCGCAACGCCCGCAACGTCTGGACCATCGCCACCGAGCCCTTCACCGGCGCGCACTACGCCGTCATGCCGACCAAGCTCGCCGAGCGGTGCATCCTCGCCGGAACAAGCGCCAAGGGATACTGCTCGGACTGCGGGGCGCCTTGGGAGCGCCAGATCGAGCGCGTCGATCAGGGCTATAACGGGTCGCGCTACGGCGAGCGCGCCGTCGCGGCGACAGGCGGCGCGCGGAGTGGCGGCACCGCCAGATCGACGCTCGGGTCGTCCAACGGCCGGCTGACCGGCAAGACGGAAACCGTCGGGTGGGCAGCGACCTGCGATTGCGGGGCGGCCCCGCGTCCTGGCCTCGTCCTCGATCCCTTCGGCGGCGCCGGCACCACCGGGCTCGCCGCTGCGCGCCACGGCCGCCGCGCCATCCTGCTCGAGCTGAGCCCCCAACACGCCGAGACGGCGCGGGCGCGGATCGCGGCGGAGTGGCGGGAGGGTCGCGCCGCGCCGACGGCGGATGTCACGCCCCTGGCGCTCTTCGGCGACGCGCCGTGAGCGGCCGAAAGCCCTGGGAGAAGTGGTACCCGCAGCGGTGGCTGTCGGAGACGCGCCTCCGCCTGTGCTCTCGCGAGGCGCGGTCGTTCTGGCTCGATTGCCTCTGCCTGATGATGCAGGAGAACAGCTATCGGCTCGAGGTCGAGGGGCGGCCCGCGACAGTCGACGACCTCTCACGAATCCTCGGCGACGATCCTCGCACCGTGCGTCGCCTCCTGAAAGAGCTGCGCGAGCGCGGCGTCTACGACGTCGACGGCGGCGGGTTCATCTTCAGCCTTCTCAACTTAACCGAAAGTGGCGATGGGCACCGGTCGCTGCCGATCGCTCTTCGGGAGGAGATTCTCCAACGTGATGGGAAGAAGTGCTCCTACTGCGGCCAGGTCGACGGCCCTATGGAGATTGACCACATCCTACCTGTCTCCAGGGGTGGCCGCGACCATCCGAGGAACCTGACTGTAGCCTGCCGCCCATGCAACCGCAGCAAGGGTGCCAAGACGCCCGGGGAATGGCTCGGGTGAGCGAAGAACCATGGTTTCGGCTCCGGCCGTCAAAGTTCATGGCCGGAATCCGAGGGCTGAACGCCAACGAGGTGAAGGCTTACTTCTGCATCGTCTGCCGGATCATGGAGCATAGAGCCCCGGTGGAAGAGGATCGCGAGATCCTCGCCACCTACTGCGAGATGCGCCAGTCGTCGTTTGACAAGGCGCTGGACCGATTGATCCGCCTCAAGAAGCTTCGCCGCACTGACGACGGACGCATCTCGAACGCATTCTGCGACGCAGAAATTTCGTGGTTGGAGTCCTACTCGGAAAATCAAAAGCGGGCAGGAAAAAAATCAGCGGAAAAAAGACAAGGAAAACAAAGGGCGGAGCCAACCGACGTTCAACCGACGTTCAACCAAGAAGATAGAGATAGAGAAGAGAAGATAGGTAGTGGTGGAGTCGCGGGCGCGAGCGACGCCGAGCACGACGCGATCCTGATCGCGGCAGGCATAGACCCCACCAAGGACGTCACCGGGAAGTGGCTCGGGCTCTCCGCCCAGCACGAGGTCGCGAGCTGGCGCGCCCTCGGCCTGACGCAATCCGAGATCGTCGACGTGATCCGCGACGTCAGGCGCGGCGCGCGTCACCCGCCCTCGACCCTGTCCTACTTCCGCCAGCCGATGCAGCGCGCCGCCGGCCTCAAGGTCGCTGCGCCACTCGACCCGATCCCGCCAAGCGACCAAGCGACAGGAGGTTCGCGACATGGACGACAGCCCGACTCCCTCGACCGCACTCAGCGCGTCATTGCCGGCGCTGCCGCCCGCGCCCGCGCCCGAGAGGCACGAATGGCTGGCTGGCAGGATCAGGACCCTGCTCGTCCACTTCTACCAGCCGGGCCTGTCGACCCCGGAGGAGGAGGCGGTTCTGGATGACTGGCTCGCCGTGCTCGACGGGATCGAGGAGCGGTGGATTGAGGAGGCGTGCATCGACTACCTCCGCGACCCCAGACGCGGGCGCGGCGGCTCGCCGCTGCGCCCCCTGCCGGCCGACGTCTACGACCGGGCTCGGAGCGCCCGCGCCAAGGCCACCTACGGCGTCCTCATGGCGGCCAAGGCGGCGATCGATGCCGAGATCCCCGACGGGCAGGGCCGCGTGAAGCCGGCGCGCGTCGCCGAGATCATGCGCGCCGCCGGCTTCGATGGCCCAGCCCCGTCGCGCATGCCGCAGCCTCGCCGGTTCGGAGGCGGGGCGTGAAGCCCAAGATCACCCGCCGCGCCAAGGTGGTCGGCATCCCCGGCCAACCCCGCCACCTCGTCGCGTGCGATGGCTGCGGGTTCGAGATCGCCGTCGTCGCCGGCGCGACGGCCGACGGCCAGGCCAACCGCAAGCTGGTCGCCGCCGGCTGGCGCATCGGCCGCAAGCGCCACTGTCCCGACTGCATCGCCGCCGAGCGTCGCGTCACCAACGAAACCCGTCCCCCGCAGGAGCCAAAGCCGATGACGCAAGCCGCCGTCACGCCCATTGCCCCCGCCGCGCCGCGCGCGCCCAGCCTCACCGACCGGCGCCGAATCATGGAGGCCCTCGAGGGCTGCTATGACCGCAACGCCGGGCGCTACGTCGGCAGCGCGACCGACGCCACCATCGCCAAGGGCCTCGGCGACATCCCCACCGCCTGGGTGGCCGACCTCCGCGAGATGCTGTTCGGGCCGCACGGCGACAACGACGACATGGAGAATCTCGTCCACGACCTGGGCGAGCTGCACGCGCGGCTGACGAAGAACGAAGCCGAGATGTTGGCGCTCGCCGAGCGGTCCGAGCGCGACCGTGCCGAGATCCCGAAGATGCACGCCCGCCTCGAGGCGATCCGGCGCGCCGTCGGCCCGCGGGGCGATCGGCTATGAAGGTCGAGCAGACTGTCGTAGACCCAGCATGCGCCTGTGGAGCCCCGGCTGAACTCCGCGGCGCCGACGCGAAGACCGGAGCCGACCGCTACCTGTGCTGGACGCACGCCCGCACGGCACAGGGCGTCGTCCGGTGCATCATGCTCGCCGTCGAGAGGCAGAACGCCGCCGCGGAGCAGAAGGCGGCGGAGCTTGCGCGTCCAGAAGCAACTGCATCGCCGCGGCCGCCCGCTGCGTGATCGGCCTCTTGTCGGTCTCGAACTCGCTGATGCGAACCTGACTGCCGTAGCCGAGCCGGTCGGCCAGCTCGGCCTGCGTCAGCCCGAGAGCCTTGCGAATCCCCTTGAACCCTTCCGCGGTCATCGGATCAAGCGCCATAGCCATCACTCCGCGGCGTAGCGGCTCGGCCCAACCGCCATGTCGGCGCAGTTGGCGCTCACCAGCGCGGCGGCGAGGTCTGGGCAGACGCTGTTGCCGACGCAGGAGCCCTGCTGCGCCACGGTCAGGTTGACGGGCCGCCCGTTCTCGTCGATCCCCGTCGCGATCTGGTAGCCGTCGGGGAAGCCCTGCGCACGGAACCGCTCCCGCGGGGTCAGCATCCGCATCCCGATGTCGACGATCGCATAGGTCTGGCCCTCGATCTCGACCGTCACGAGCCCGAAGCGCGGCTTCGTCGTGTCGGTGTGCATCGGCTCGTCGAGGCGCGGATCCTGGTCGGTCCCGTAGTATTTGGTCAGGAAGGCGGCGACGAGCGAAGCGTGCGTTCCGCCGGCGGTCTGCGTCCAGAGGGGGGCCTCGACCGAGCCGGCCTCGCCGGTGCCGCGAAGGTGCGCGAGGTTCGCCGCCATCAGCCCGATCGGAGCTGCGCCGCCGGGCCGCTTCACGAAGCTGTTCGCGGTGATCGTTGGCGCCGGCTCCTCGAGGTCCGCCCCGGTGCTGTTGCCGTTGAACTTGATCAGGTTCGCCGCCACCACCGCCTGCTGGGAGATGCCGAACTGACCGACCGCGACGACGGTCGAGAGCGGCTTGTCGATCTCATGCCCGACCACGCCGGTGTTGTGCTGCGCCAGGAAGGCCGCCACGACGGCATGCTTCGCGCCGCCGGCGACCTGGGTTCCGATCGGCGCCTCGATGTCGAGGCTGCGCGGCGCTTGCCCGGGCCGCTCGCCATAGCCGGTCTGCACCATGGTCGCGGCGCGCATCGTCATCACGAACGGGCGCGGGTTGTTGAGCACGTAGCGCACCACCCCGCGCGCGATCCGCCGCAGCGTCGCATCCGCCAGCGGCCGGCGGGCCCTGACGCCGTGCTTCGCCATGATCTCCTCTGCGGTGTCGAAGATAGAGTGGCACGGCAGCGACCAGTCGATGATCTCGGCCGCGGTCAACCACGGCTGCAGCTTGCCGCGCTTCACCGCGGGCGACCTCTTCGGGTCGCCATGCGTTGGCTTCGGCCAGACGATCCGCTGCCCGTCGCTGCGCGCGATCACGAACAGTCGCTTCCGGATCGTGGGCGCGCCGTAGTCGCAGGCGCGCAGCTCGCGCCACTGCACCCGGTAGCCTGCAGCCCTCAGGCGCTTCACCCAAGCCTCGAACGTCAGCCCGCGGAGCTCAGCGATCGGCTGTCCATCCTCGCCCACAGGCCCCCAGGTAATGAACTCCTCGACGTTCTCGAGGATGATGACGCGTGGCCGCTCCGCGCGCGGAAGCTCGGCGTAGCGGCAGACCACCCAGGCGAGATCGCGGACGTTGCGATCCCTCACCGACCCGCCCTTCGCCTTGCTGAAATGCTTGCAGTCCGGAGACGCCCAGAGGAGCCCGATCTTCCGCCCGCGCGCGACGTCGGCCGAGGGATCGACGCCCCAGATGTCGTTGCAGAGGTGTTCCGTCTCCGGATGGTTGGCGCGGTGCAGCGCCAGCGCCGCGGCGCTGTGGTTGATCGCCACATCGGGCGAACGGCCAAGGGCCATCTCGATCCCGGTCGAGGCGCCGCCGCCTCCGGCGAAGCTGTCCACGATGATCTCGTCGAAGGCCATAGGGTCTCCCGTTCCGCGTTGGGGCGGACTTGCTATTTCGGATAGTTGTAGGCATGATCTGCCGGAGCAACTATCGCAAAAATATACGATATCCGTATAAATGGCTATCCAAAACCGCAAGTCAGACGCATGGAGCCCCTGAAAAATCCCCAATGGGAAGCCTTCGCGAGAGCGGTCGCCGCCGGGGAGAGTATCTCCTCCGCCTATGAGAAGGCCGGCTTCAGGAAGCACTCCGCCAACGCTCAGCGCCTTGCCAAGCGGGAGATCATCAAGAGCCGGATTGAGTGCCTCCGTGCTCAGCACGGAGTAGTCGTGAGAGAGGCGATCCAGCGCACGGGCATCACGGTCGAGGAAACCCTCGCCGAGCTCGGCCGCATCGGCTTCTCCGACATCCGCGGCCTCTTCACCGAAGGGGGCGGCCTCAAGCACCCGAGCGCGTGGCCCGACGATCTGGCCCGCGCCGTCGCCTCGATCGAGGTCGTCACCAAGGTGCTCCCCACCGCAAAGGGCGAGGATCCAGAGGTCGAGTACGTCCACAAGGTCCGCCTCTGGCCCAAGACCACCGCCCTCGATGCCATCGCCAAGCACCTGCAGATGTACGTCGAGCGCAAGGAGGTCGAGATCGGCGTCAACGCCCAGCTCGCCCAACTCCTCGACAAGGTCGTCAACGCCCAGGCCGCGCTTCCCATCGGCGCGCAGCGGTCGAGTCCGAACCTGCGCGTCGTCAACGAGTGAAGGACTCGCTCATGACCACCACCACCGACCACGTCACCACCCAGGAGGCCGCCGGCTGGGTCCAGCGATGGATGGAGGACGTCGAGTGGATCCGTGACGTCCCTCTCGCCGCCAGGGCGTTCACCGACGTTGAGATCAAGCAGATCAAGGCGGCCGGTCCCTGCGGGATGCGCCTCGTCGAGGTCGCGGCCCACCCCGCCGTGGTGGTCGAGGTGCAGTCGTGAGCATCTTCAACTCATCGAGCACGCTCATCTTCGCGGAAATGGACCTCTCCGAGCGCAAGCTGGCCGCCTACGCGATGGAGACGAACCGGATCCAGCAGCGCGACCCCTATGAGGGCCTGAGCGACATGATGCGCGTGATCCGCGGCACGGCGCGCGACGTGGCCAAGCGCATGGTCTGGTGCTGACATGGCCGAAGCCGACGACTTCGACCCGGAGGCCTACCAGCGCGAGCGCGACGCCCGGGATCTAGCGATCCTCGAGGCCGCGGATGCCGGCGTTGACGTCGCCTCGATCGCAGGCACGCACGACCTGACCACCAGCACCCCCACGCCCCCGGAGACCTGACCATGCCCAACTTCACCCACCGCGACGTCGCCGATGCGCCGCTCACCCTGATGCGCAACACCGCGACCCACATCTTCTACCTCTCCGACTACGCCGCGACCTATCACGCGCTCAACGACCTCGCGCTCGGCAACCACGCCGCAGGCATGGCTTCCGCGCCGGCCGACGACGTGGACAGCGGCGGGCGCTTCATCCAGTGGGTCGTCGCCACCACCGCCACCTACACCGCCAACGGCGAGGTCACGCACATCGCGATCGTCGACGGCAACAGCCAGAAGATCCTGCGCATCAACGAGGTCGCCGAGCCGTGGCAGGCCGCCGTCGGCCGCCTCATCAGCATCAGCGCGCCGATCCGAGCGATCCAGGGGCGCGAAGGCGACTGACGCCCATGCCGCGAAGCGCCCTCCATCGTCCGCGTCTCGCGAACGTCGCCAGCCTGCCGCCCCTACAGTGGGGCCAGGTGACGGGGATCGTTGCCGCGGACGGAGGGGGCGTTGTCGTCTATCTCCCGCCGCTCGTCACCATGCAGGTGCAGGGCGGGCCCGCCGCGCCTGCGCCCGTCACCATCATGCTCGGCCCCCTGACGTTCTCGATGCCTACCGGCGTGGAAAGCCCGGCCAGCAACGTCTCGTTCACCCTGCCGCCGCTCACCGTCACCACCCCGACAGGCGCGAGCCTCGAGGCCGCCCCGATCAGCATGCTCCTGCCGCCGCTCACCCACGCGCCGATCGTCGGCCCGGGCGCGCAGATCGTGCCCCCGCTCATCACCCTGCCGCCGCTCACCATGATCGTCGTCGGCCCGGCCGAGACCGAACCGAGCACGATCCTCGGCGCGATCGAACTGGAGACCCTCATGCCGACCACCATCGAGCTTGATCTGAGGGAGACGCGATGAGCACCGCACCGCAGGACCGCGAGTGGAAGGCCGGCACGCGCGGCGCCGTAGGCGCGCCAGGCGGCGACTTCATCTTCGAGACCGGAATCGACATGACCGGCGCGTCGCTCCGCGCCGTGCGAATCCTGCCTCCCGAAGGCGATCCGGTACTGGTTTCCTCCGGCGTCTCTGTCGTCTCCGGCCAGCCCACCAAGGTCCGCTGGGTCGTCACCACCGAACACCTCGACACGCCCGGCCTCTACATCCTGCGCGTCTACGCCGAGTGGGCGGACGGCAGGCGGTTCTACAGCGGCGAGGCGCAGCAGGAGGTCATCGCGCCGTGACGCTGTCCGCCAAGCACCTCAGTTCATCCGACGTCGCCGACATGCTCCGCGGCGGCATGGGCATCGAGGACGTCAAGGTTCGGTTCGGCCTGTCCTGGCTCACGCTGAACAGCCTGATCAGCGCGGCCGCCGGCGTCGACATGAAGCCGTATCGACGACTCTCCGCCAAGGCCGTGCAGCGCCACGGGAGCGCCGCGTGCCAGTAGTAATCCTGTCCTGGCCCAACCCGGTGCTCTCGCCGAACGCGCGGCCGAACCGCATGGCGAAGGCGCGCAGCACGAAGAAGGCGCGCGAGGAGGCGTTCTACTCCGCGCGGGCCGCAGGCGTGTATCGCGCCGGCCCGCAGGAGACCGCCACCGGCATCTCCCTGCGCTTCCTCCTCTGCCGGCCGAACGTCCAGATCGACAAGGACAACGCCATCGCCTCCTGCAAGGCGTTCCTCGACGGCATCGCCGACGCGCTCGGCGTGCGCGACAACCTCCTCGAGGTCGACTGGTCGCTCGGGCCCGTCGAGAAGCCCGGCGCCGTCATCGTCGACGTCACGGGGCTGCGCCGCGCATGATGCAGGGCGAGATCACCCTCGACCCGCGCCTCCTCGACGCGATCGGCGACAAGCTCGCCGACCCGTGGTGGCGGCTCACGTCGGGCGTGCTCTACAAGATCATGACCAAGGACGACCCGTCGCAGCCCGGCGCGGTCATGCCGTTCATCCCATACCCCGAGCAGATCGAGTTCCTCGAGGGTATGTGGTATCGCAACATAATCCTTAAGGATAGGCAGAGAGGCTTCACTACCGCCGGCGTCCTCTACCTACTCGACCACACCCTTTTCGTTCCCGACCAGCGGTGCGGCTTCATCGCGCACACCGAGCCCGACGCGCGGGCGATCTTCCGCGACAAGGCCAAGTTCGCCTACGACAACCTCCCAGAGGCCTTGCGCGAGCGCATGCCGCTCAAGAGGGACTCGGCCGAGGAATTGCTCCTCGCCCACAACAACAGCTCGCTCCGCGTCTCGACCTCGATGCGATCGGCCACGATCCACCGGCTGCACGTCTCGGAGATGGGCAAGATCGCGGCGAAGTTCCCCGACCGCGCCAAGGAGATCGCCTCGGGCGCGCTGCCGGCCGTCCCGCTCCACGGCGTCGCCACGATCGAGAGCACCGCCGAGGGCGCGAGCGGCGTGTTCCACAAGTGGGCGACCGAGGCGCAGGCGAAATGGGAGAGCGCCGTCGAACTGAGCCCGCGCGACTTCAAGTTCTTCTTCTCGGCCTGGTGGACGTCGACCGAGCATCGCGTCGACCCCGCCCTCGTGCGCGTCTCACCCAAGGAGCACGAGTATTTCGACGGGATCGAGGGCTCAAAGCTGTTCCTCGAGCGCATGGGCGCCGGCGCGAAGATCAGCCCCGAGGCGCGGGCGTGGTACATCGCCACGCGCGATGGCCAGTGCTTCGGCGACCAGGCGCTCATGTGGCGCGAGTACCCGTCATCGCCCGAGGAATGCTGGCAACAGAGCGCCGAAGGGGCCTACTACTCCAAGGAGCTCGCTCAGGCGCGCGTGAAGGGCCGCATCCGGCCGACCCTGCCGATCGCCACCGGCGTCGGCTGCAACACGTTCTGGGATCTCGGCTCGCGCGACGGCGTCGCGATCTGGGTCCATCAGCACGTCCACCCCGAGCACCGCTTCATCCGGTTCGTGGAGGGCTGGGAAGAGCCGTTCAGCACCTACGTCAAGCGCCTCGACGACATCGCGGAGCGCGACAATCTGGTCTGGGGCATCCACTACCTGCCTAACGACGCCCTGCAGGAGCGTCAGGGCGAGACCGAGCTATGGTCGCCCCTCCTCCTGCTGCAGCGCCTCAAGCCGACGTGGAAGTTCCAGGTCGTCCCGCGCGTGAACGAGCTGCGCGACGGCATCAATGCGGTCCGCCAGGTCTTCAACGAGTGCTGGTTCGACGAGACCGAGACGAAGGAAGGACTCGTCCACCTCGGATCCTACCGCAAGCGGCGCAACACCGCGACCGGCTACTGGATGGAGGAACCGATCAAGGACGAGCACACCGAGGCCGCCGACGCCTTCCGGCAGTTCGCGCAGGCGCACCACATCTTCAAGTCCTCCTCCGGCCAAGGAATGCGCCGCCCCAACCGGAGCCGCACATGAGCATGAACTCCCGGCACGTCCTCGACCTCCGCAACACGGCCTTCGAGCAGCGCCACGGCGACATCATCGCGGTCGGGACGTGGTTCCTCCTCGACGATGACGCCGAGCCCTGCCTCGTGCTCATGCGCCGGCGAGACTTCGGCCGCTTCGACGTCGAGAAGGTGACGCCCTGCGTCGTCCGCATGCAGAACCTCTGGATCTACGACCAGGAGCGCGGCCAGCCAGAGGCGGCCGCCACCGAGTGCGTGTCGATCGCCGCGACGCTCGACATCGGCGTCGGCATGCTCCCGGCCATGCGGGTGCTCTCGATCATCCGCGACCACATCGGTGACGTGATCGCCATGCCGCCGCGGCCGGACGTCCACCGGCGCGTCATGGCGGACATCCTCGTCACCAACCGCGGCACCGGCGCCCAGCAGCATGTCGAGGTGACGGACGATGTTTGAGACCAAGACGAACCCCGACGGCTCGACCTACAGGAGCCGCCAGGCGACCTACCAGCCGGGCGACCGCGGCGGCGTCACCCCGAAGAAGCGTGACATCGTCCCCAAGGTCAGATCGAACCTCGGCGACAAGCTCGACAGCCCGCAGAACCGCGACCTCTACGGCGCGCTCATGGGCTACTTCCTGCGCGAGATCGAGGGACACCGTGAAAACCGCGTCGAGCAGGATCTCGACCATCGCTGCTACGACAACGACCAGTGGGACGCGCGCGATCTCCTGACGCTCAAGCGGCGCGGCCAGACCCCCGTGACGCTCAACGTCACCGCCACCACGATCAACTGGATCCTCGGGACCGAGCTGCGCTCGCGAGTCGACTTCAAGGTGCTGGCCCGCAAGAAGGAGAACAGCGGCGAGGCGGGCCGCAAGACCGAGTTCCTGAAATACCTCGGCGACATCAACCGCGCGCACTTCCACCGCTCCCGTGCCTTCGGCGACTGCGTCAAGGGCGGGATCGGCTGGCTCGAGGACGGCGTGCAGTCCGACGAGGACGGCGAACCCGTCTACAGCCGGTACGAATCGTGGCGGAACATGTTCTGGGACCGGGCATCCACCGAGCTCGACCTGTCCGACGCCCGCTACGTGATCCGCACGAAGTGGGTCGATCTCGACATCGTCGAGGGCTGGTTCCCGAAGCGGGCGCACGTCGCGCGCCTTGCGGCCCAGCACAACAGCTATCTCGGCGCCTTCGACCTCGCCCTCGGCGACGACGTCATGGACACCGCCGAGCGCGAGATCGCCGACCTGACGTCGACCCTCTCGGAGTTCGACTATAGCCGGCCACGCGTGCGCGTCATCGAGGTCTGGTTCCGCAAGGTCACGAGGGGCCTGCTCAAGATGAGCGGCGGCCAGTTCGCCGGCGAGGTCTACGACCCGTGGAGCGAGGGACACGCGGCGGAGATCGCCTCGGGCGAGGCCCAGGTCATCGAGACCACCGGCATGCGCATGCACTGCGCGATCATGACGACGGCGGGCCTCCTGAGCGTCACGGAGTCGCCCTACCGCCACAACGGGTTCCCGTTCACCCCGATCTGGTGCTACCGCCGCGACAGCAACAACCTGCCCTATGGCGTGATCCGCGGCCTGCGGTCGATCCAGAACGACATCAACTGGCGCGCGGCGAAGGCGCTGCACATCCTCTCGAGCAACAAGATCGTCACCGAGAAGGGGGCCGTCGACGACATCGACGAGTTGCTGGAGGAGGCCAGCCACCCCGACGCCGTTATCGAGCTGAACGCAGGCTACCATGGCAAGTTCACCATGAACGCCGACCGCGAGCTCGCGCCGGCGCACATGGAGGTCATGACGCGCATGATCGCCATGATCGAGCAGGTTGGCGGCGTCACCAACGAGAACCTGGGGCGGCAGAGCAACGCGAAGAGCGGCATCGCCATCGAGCGTCGCCAGGATCAGGGCGCCATCTCGACCGCGATCCCGTTCGACCACCTCCGCCTCGCGATGCAGATCTCGGGCGAGAAGCAGATCAGCCTGATCGAGCAGTTCTTCACCAAGCAGAAGCAGTTCCGCATCACGAACGCCCGCGGCAAGGCGACCTACGCCTCGATCAACGACCCCGCCGACCCCGAGAGCATGGTCGCGTTCTCCAAGGCCGACTTCGTCATCAGCGAGGATGCCTGGCAGGCGACCGTGCGCGCGGCGCAGGCGGAGCAGCTTCTGGCGCTGGCGCGCGAGATGGCGGCCACCGCGCCCCAGGTCGTCGTCGTCATGCTCGACCTCATCATCGACAGCCTCGACGTTCCGAACCGCGAGGAGCTGGTGCAGCGCATCCGCGCCGCCACCGGCCAGACCGACCCGGATTCGGACGAACTCTCTCCCGAGGAGCAGGCACGGAAAGACCAGGAGGCCGCCGCCGCGGACCGCGCCATCCGCATGGAAGAGGCCGAGATCGCCGACAAGGAGAGCAGCGCGGCGCAGAAGAAAGCCGCTGCCGACAAGACCGCCGCCGACGCCCTTCTCGCGCAGACCAAGGACGTGCTCGAGAAGGTCAATACGCAGATGGCGGCCTTCAACACCGCCCTCGCCGCCATCAGCGCGCGCGGCGCGGCCCCGGTCGCCGACGCGATCCTGCGCGAGAGCGGATTCATCGGCCAGTCCGAGAAGGACGAGGCCGCCGAGATCGACGCCGAGGCCGGCGAGCTTGAACAGCTAGCCGCCGAAGGCGCCGCGATGCAGGAGGCCGCCGCGGGCGCGGCCATGCCTGACGACCAACCGCCCGCGTCGCCGATCTAAGAGGACATGATGCCCGACGAGCAGGAAGCACTGGAACAGCAGATGGAACTGGAGAAGCAGGCGCCCGTCGTCAGCTTCGACACCGAGCCGGCGATCCCCGACGTCGATTTCGAGGACATCAGCGACACCCTCACCGAGGAGGAGCGCGACGCGCTGGCTGAACTGGACGAACTCGGCGAGGAGGGCGAGCTCGAGCAGGCGCGCGCCGCCGCGACCGAGGAGGGCGAAGAGGGCGAGCAAGGGGATGAAGACCCCGATCCGCGCCTTGTGGCGCAGCCGGAGGCAGAGCCGCCCGCCGCGACCCCGGAGACGCCGGCCGATCCGCCCGCGCCCGCCGAGTCCGGCCCGACCACCGACGCGCTCGAAGCGGCGCAGGCTGCGCTTGGAGCCCCGCCCGAGTGGACGGAGGCGCAGGCAAACCGCCTCAGGGAGATCGGCGACCGCAAGGCGCTCCTCGACCGCTTCGACGACGGCGAGTTGACCCGCGAAGAGCTCGACGCGCAACTCGAGGAGCGCGAGACGCTGGCCGCCGCCGAGCGCGCGGCCGACAAGTGGTACGATCAGGCCGAAGCGATCGGGACGAAGCTCTGGGAGCACGCCCGCCTCGACTTCGCCGCCCGCCACCCGACCCTCTTCGCGGGGTTCGAGGACGGCGCGAGCGAGGAAGCCGTCAAGGTCTCGCGCACGTTCGACGACATCGTGCAGCGGTTCACCGCCTCGGAGCTCGCGACGGGGCTTTCGTTCTCGGCGGCGCTCGAGGAGTCGCGGCTCATCATGGCGCGCCGGCACCCGGATCTGATGCCGTCGGAGGCCCCCAAGCCCACGCCGACGCCCAAGCCCGGGCCCAAGGCGGCGGACCCGCGGGGGAAGGCGCGCACCGATCCCCGGCCCGCGCCGCCGATCACCCTCGCCAAGGCGCCGGCGACCGACGCCGACGGCGGAGCCGAAGGCGACGCATTCGCTTCCGTCAACCGCATCGCCGCCGAGGATCCGGCTCGCCTCGAGGGCATCGTCGGCCGCATGACGCCCGAGCAGGAAGACGCCTGGCTCGCCCAGACCGACCACCAGCGCGCCGGCCGGCGGCGCTGAGAGCAGGAGGAGCCGCGTACATGGCGCTTGTGACCACCATGAGGGTTGGCGATGCGGTCGAGGTGGATGGCCCCGCGAGGGTCATCTACCGCGAGCGCCGTGGCTCCGCGCCCGTCGTCGTCGTGGAAGCCCCGACGACGACGACCATCACCCGCGTCCGGCGCAGCATCGCGCCGATAGGCTTCGACCGCGCCAGACTCGCGGTCGCAATAGGCGACTGACCGAACGAGATAGCCAGAAAGATAAGATCTTTCCGAAATCGCAAGTCTCGCGTATAGTCCCCTCGAAATCTGGCCAGGACGTGCCACGAGCAACCCTCGTAGGAGCACGTCATGTCGGAATTTATGGTGGGCGTCGGCGACCCGCAGGCCGTAAAGCGGTGGGGCGCGTCGCTGGCCAAGCAGGTGGGCGGCAAGGCCTACTTCTCGAAGAAGTTCGAGGCGGTCGGCGACAACGCCGTGATCCAGCGCCTCACCGAGCTCGAGAGCGACGCCGGCGACGAGATCAAGTTCGACCTCGCCATGATGTTCCGCGGCGAGCCCACCGAGGGCGACGCCCGGCGCGAGGGTCTCGAGGAGAGCCTCCGGTTCTACCAGGACGAGATCAAGATCGACCAGGTCCGCCACTCGGCCGACACCGGCGGCCGGATGACGCGCAAGCGCACCCTGCACAACGTCCGGATGCTCGTTCGCGACCGCGAGAGCGACTATTGGGCGCGGTTCACCGACCAGGTGAAGTTCGTCTACCTGTCCGGCGCGCGCGGTCACAACGCCGTCGGTTCGTTCATCCTGCCTCTGACCTGGGCCGGACGCGCCGGGAACGCGCTCCACGCGCCCGACACCGACCACATCATCTACCCCGCGATCTCGATCACCGCGGCGAGCGGCATCACCGCCGGCGACGTGATGACCCGCGCCGTCATCGAGCGCGCCGGCACCCACGCCTCGATGATCCAGGAGCTCAACCCCGACAACGTGTCGATCCAGCCCATCACGATCGAGGGCGAGGAGCACTACGTCGTCCTGATGAGCCCCCTGCAGGCCCACAACCTGCGGACCGGGACCAACGCCGGCGACTGGCTCGACATCCAGAAGGCGGCCGCCGCCGCCGAAGGGTCGAAGAACCGCATCTTCCGCGGCTCGCTCGGCATGATCGACGACATCGTGCTGCACAAGCACAAGGACGTCATCCGGTTCAACAACTACGGCGCCGGCTCCAACGTTCCCGCGGCCCGCGCGCTGCTGCTCGGCCGGCAGGCCGGCACCGTCGCCTACGGCACGCCCGGCGGCCTCTCCTGGAACTGGGAGGAGGAGAAGGCCGACTTCGGCAACCAGGTCAACATCTCCTGCGGCACGATCATGGGCTTCAAGAAGACGCGGTTCAACGGCCGCGACTTCGGGGTGCTCGCGATCGACACCGCCGCCGCGCCCGTGAAGTAAGGAGCCCCGATCATGGCGTATTTCCAGTCCGATTGGGTCAAGGGCCTCAAGCCGATGCCCACGACCAACAACGCGAACGGGCTCTACTTCGTCCGGTTCGTCTACAGCTTCGCGACGGCCTTCGCGACCGCCACCGACAAGATCGAGCTCGGCATTCTCCCGGCCTTCGCTCGGCCTGCCGACGTCTGGCTCCAGCCGGTCGGCCTCACCGCCTCGAACGCCGTCGACATCGGCATCATGTCGGGCAAGGTGGGCGTGGTCGACGCTGGGCGCACCGTCGGAGACGAGTTCTTCGACGGGGTGGCGGCGGTCGGAACCTTCGTGCGGGGCTCGAACCCGGACATCTTCGGCGACGACTTCGCCCCGACCCCCTACGACCGGTCGATCGGCGTCCTGATGACGCACGACGTCTCGGCGGGCGCCGCGAAGAAGCTGATCCTGGGCCTGTCCTTCTACGCCGGAAACTGACGCGGGGCCGCGGCCGCGAGAAGGCGACACGACATGCGGCCCGCCCTGAACTCCGGGGCGGGCCGCTATCCTTCCGAGAACAGGAACCGTGACATGAAGATCGAATGCCTTGTGCTCCGCCCGGGTGGCTCGCGGATCGACGTCCCCGACTACGACCGCGACGGGAAGTTCGTGACCCTGCATTTCACCGGCCCGGCAGGCGGCCCGCACGTCGCCGACGTGACCGATCCCCGCCATGCGGAACTCCTCGCCGAGAACCAGCACTTCGTCGTGATCGAGGACGACGCCGAGCGCGACGCCCGCGAGGCGGCCGCGGCCAAGGCGCGCGCGGAAGCCGAGGTTGCCGCGAAGGCGGAGGCCGCGGCCAAGGCGGCGCGCGAGGCGGAGGAGGCCGAGGCGAAGACCCGCGAGGAGGCCGAACGGCAGACGGCCGAGATCGCGCGCGAGGCGGCCGAGGTCTCCGAGGAGATGGCCGCCGATGGCGTGGCGGCGGTCGCAGACCTCCCCGACGAGGGTGCGGCCGACGACCTCAAGGCCGCCCGCGCCCGCTACGAGGAGATCGTCAAGAAGAAGCCGTTCGGCGGCTGGAAGGTCGATGAGCTGAACCGGCGCATCGCCGAGCACCAGAAAGGGGCCTGATCGCCATGATCCCCGTCAACCAGCTGATGCGCGACGCGCGGATCCTGCTCCAGGACACGGACAGCCGCCGCTGGCCCGTCCCCGAGCTGCTGATCTGGATCAACGCCGGGGGCCGGGAGATCGCGACCCAGAGGCCGGAGGCGAGCGTCGAGAACATCCCCCTCCAGCTCGTTCCCGGCACCCTGCAGAAGCTGCCGGACCATGCGACGGGGCTCCTGCGCGTCATTCGGAACCTGGTCGGCGGGCGGCGTCCCCCGGCGGAGCGGATCGGGCGCGACGCGGTCACGATCATCCCCCGCGAGGTGCTCGATACGCAGACGCCGGACTGGCACAACCCCGACCGCCATCCGCCCAAGAAGGTGGTGGATCACGTCGTCTACGACGAGGCCGACCCGCGGAGCTTCTACGTCTTCCCGCCGAACTCCGGCGCCGGCCATCTCGAGGTGGTGATCTCGCGCATCCCGGCCGTCGTGGATCAGACCGACACGCCGAACAGCGTCGCCAGCTACTCGGGCAAGCATGTCCCGGTAGACCGGGCCTACCAGAACGCGCTGCTCGACTATGTCCTGTACCGGGCCTACTCCAAGGACGCCTCGTTCACCGGCGACGCGGAGCGCGCGGTGCGCTACTACAACGCCTTCGCCGGGGCCATCGGCTTGCGCCAGCAGCAGGGGGCCAACAACCCGAACGCGCAGAACTCGAACACGGTCCCGACCGCGCCCGACCGCTCCGTCCGGTAGGGAGGCCCGTAGGCCGTGCCTCGGATCGACGATCTCCTCCCGCTGATCGCGCCGTACGCTCCGGCGGCGCCCAAGCCGGCCATGCGGAATGCGCTCCGCATGGCCGCCATCGAGTTCTGCGAGCGCACGTCCTGCTGGCGCGACCGACTCACCAGCGTCATCGACGCCGGTCCCAGCCACGAGCTCTACGACCCGCAGTTCTCCGCGATCCACCGGATCGAAACGGCCTGGATCGACGACCGAGAATTGAAGCCGCGCTACTTCGGCGAGTTCAGCCCGGACGAGCTGCGCGCCGAGGGCGGCGCGTGCTGGATCACCCAGATCGACACCACCGTCGTCAGCGTCGTTCCCAACCAGGCCGGGACGCTCGTGCTCGACGTCATCCTCAAGCCCGCGCTATCCGGCGACCGCTTCGAGGACGAGACCCCGGGCGTCTTCATCCTCCAGTACCCGCGTCAGATCGCCGTCGGCGCGCTGGCGCGCCTCCTGTCGATCCCAGGCCAGAGCTGGACCAACTTCGTCGAGGCCGAGAAGAACGAGGCGAAGTTCGAGAGGGAGTGCCGCCGGAACGCCAACGCGCACCACAACGGCATGCACCGACCGCCCAAGCGCGTCCGGCCGCGGTTCCTGTAGGGGGGACGCGAAACATGATCGCGCTCACCAGCTTCCGCGGCATGGTCCCGCAGGTGCATCCGCGCCTCCTGCCGCCCGAGCACGCCCAGCACGCCAACAACTGCCGCATCGAGAGCGGCGTTCTGATGCCCGTGCGGCGGACCGCGCTCGATCACACGTTCCCAAGCGACACGCAGTCCTTCGTGCGCCACAACGGCGCATGGCTCGGCTGGAACGCCCTCGTCTCGGCGATCCCCGGCCCGGTCGCCACCAATCGGCTCTACGTGTTCGGCGACGGCGCCCCCAAGGTGATGGCGGGCGCCACGACCTATCCGCTCGCAGTGCCGCGCCCGACGTCAAAGCCCGAGGTAGTGCGGCGCACCAACCTCGAGAGCCTGCGCATCAACGGCACCTTCATCACGCTCAAGAACGGCGAGCAGCGCGGAGGGTCGACCTGGAGCTATGCGGTCGCGGTGCGCGCCGGCATAGCGACGGTCACGATCACCCACAGCACCGGCGCGACGCCGGCCGCGACCGCGGCGATGCTGAACGGCATCACCTACCGGAACCACAACACAGCCCTGATCCCATCCCTCAAGATCCTGCGCATCACCTCGACCAAGGACAACGGGGGCCAGACCCTCGACGCCTTCCGCTCGCGTGTCGGGTCGGACACGCGACGCCTCGAGAGCATCGGCTCGACCATCCGCGTCGGCGGGACGGAGCAGACCTTTGACTTCGGCACGCCCGACGTGCAGGACGCCGAGAACATCGCCGACCAGAACGACCCGCCGACCCTCGCGCTCTCCGGCCTGAACCCCACCTATGCCGCGGGCGCGGGCGACGTGCAGGTGTTCAGCGCCGCCGCGGTCAACACCATCGAGGCCGGGCAGGGCATCATCGAGGTGATCCTCACCGTCGAGGGCCTGACGAACGGCATCCTCGACTCCACGCAGAGGGTCGATTTCGTCTACGCCTACACCTTCGTCACCTCGCTCGACGAGGAAAGCGCGCCATCGCCGCTGTCGAGCATCGTCGGATGGTCGCCGGGGCAGTCGGTCCGCCTCAGCGGGTTCGCTGCGGCCCCGTCCGGCCGCGGCATCAACCGGATGCGCATCTACCGATCCGAGACCGGCGCGTCCGGGCAGACCGACCTCTACCTCATCGCCGAGCGCGCGTTCTCGACCTCCAACTTCGACGACGCTGTCGATCTCCTGCCGATCCAGGAGGCGATCCGGTCGCTGACCTTCGACGCGCCTCGCGCAGGGCTCCGCGGCGCGGTCTCCATGCCCAACGGCATGATGGCCGCCTTCGAAGGCCGCGACGTCTGGTTCTGCGAGCCGTGGCAACCCCACGCATGGCCGGCCGGCTACGCGCAGCGCGTCGAGCACGACATCGTCGGCCTCGCGGCGTTCGGCACGTCCCTCGCGGTCCTGACCACCGCGCAGCCCTACCTGGCGCAGGGCATGCACCCTGATCAGATGCGCCTGACCAAGATCGAAGGCAACTTCCCCTGCGTCTCGGCGCGGTCCATCGTCGACATGGGCTACTTCGCGGTCTACGCGAGCACGTTCGGCCTCGTCGCGATCAGCGAGGCCGGCCCGAAGCTCGTCACCAAGGACATCGTCTCGCGCCGCGCATGGTTCGAGATGCGGCCGTCCACCTTCGTCGGGAGCCACCACCAGGACCGGTACGTCGCCGCCCACAGCGACGGCGCCGGCGGCACGGTCTGCACCACGTTCGACCTCTCCATCGAGCCGCCGAACATCGTCGGCCTGCGCGCCACGCCGCAGGCGTTCCACAACATCGCCGAGACCGGCAGGCTCTACTACATCCACAAGGACAACATGCGGCAGGTGCGCGAGGTTGATCCGGTGTCGGGCCCGGACGTCGGCGTGCTCGAGTGGAGGTCGAAGCAGTTCATCTTCAACCAGGCGACCGCCTACGCCTGCATGCTCGTCGATGCCGACTACAACGAGTCCCGCGGCCAGCTGGCGGTCAAGGTGATCGCCGACGGCAAGACGATCGCGATCGCAAGCGAGGCGAACCGCATCGTCTGGATCCCCGGCGGCCGGCTCTACCGAAAGTGGGAGATCGAGATCAAGACGAGCATGCGCATCACGGCCGTCTACCTCGCCCACAGTCCGGACGAGATCATGAAGGCCGTCGGGGCCGCCAGATGACGAGGCGCGACTTTCGAGAATCGCAACTCTTCGAGCAGCTGGACGTGCTCCTCGGAAACCGCGGCAAGCAGGCCGACGCCGCCGTTCGGCGCGGCGATCTCGCGAGGATGATCCCCCAGGTTGCGGCGGTGTCCGACGCGTCGGGCCTAAGCGTCGAAGTGACCGAGCACGGCCTCCTGATCCGCCTCAGCATCCTGCAGATCTGCTACGTCGCCAACCTGGTGCTCGTCTCGGCCACGAGCGGACTCCCGCGCCTGCAGGTCGGATGGCGCTATCCCGAGCCGTTTGCATCGCGGCCGATGGTGCTTGCCACGCTCCCCAACGCGATTGCCGACTATACCGACATCCCTGACCGTGGCGCGCTGGGGGAATGGCTGACGACGCAGAACCTCGCGAGCGGGAACCTCGCCAAGCTCATGATCCCGGGGTCCGCGGCGCTTGCCGAGACGGCACGGATCACCCGCGTCCGCGCCATCGCGATCGGCCTGCACGTGCCGATCGACGGCTACAACGAGGTGTAACAGACTTGCGATTTCGGATAGTCTCAGCGGCATGACGGGACAGACGATCATCACGATCGACGAGCAAGCGACGCTCCTCCGCTGGGCGGGCGAGCGCACTGGCGTCGCCGACTGGCCGGCGGACAGCGAGGCGCTCGGCGTGCTCGACCACGAGAATGCGATCCTCGCGGTCGGTGTGCTGAACCACTTCCACGATCAGGGCGCCTGGATTCACATCGCGGCCGATCGCGGCAGCATTGCCTGGGCGACCCGTGCGACGCTCGCGAGCATGTTCTACGTCCCCTTCGTCCACTACGGGCTCCGGCGGGTGACCGGCCGCGTCGCCGCGAGCAACCGCCGGGCGATGATGCTCAACCTCCGCCTCGGGTTCGTGATCGAGGGGCGGGAGCGCGAGGCGCTGGACGGCGAGGACGTTCTCATTTTCGGCATGCTGGCGCGCGAGTGCCGCTGGATCGCGGGAGGCTGAAATGGGTGGTGGCGGCAAGGCCCCGAAGCCGGACCCGAAGATCGGCGAGGCGGCCCTCAAGATGGCCGCTACGGGCGAGGATTACCTCGGCTGGATGCAGGACCAGGCGGGGATCACGAACCGCTGGGCGACGGAGGACCGTCGGCGATACCAGACCGAGTTCCGCCCGCTCGAGCGCACCTTCATCGCCGACGCGAAGAAATGGGCAAGCGGCGCCGCGATGAACCGCGCGGCGACCGCGGCCCGCGCCGACGTCCGCAGCGAGACCCAGCGCGCCAACGAGGCGTCCGACCGCCAGCTCGCCGCCATGGGCGTCAACCCGAACTCCGGCCGCTTCGCCGGCGTGCGGCGCGCGCTCTCCATCGACAGCAGGCTCGCCGCCGTCGGCGCCGGGAACCTCGCGCGCGATCAGCGCCGGCGGGAGGGCATGTCGCTGATGGGCGACGCGATCAACCTCGGCAAGGGCATGGCCGTGAACCCCGGAACCTCGATGGGGCTCTCGAACAACGCGCTCTCTTCCGGCGCGCAGGCCGCCATGTCGGGCTATCAGGGCATGGGCAACCTGCTCGGACAGCAGGACCAGCAGCGCATGCAGGCATGGCAGGCCGGGCAGAGCGGCCGGAGCGATCTCTTCGGCGCGCTCGGCACCATCGGCGGCATGGCGATGTTCGGCGGCCTGCCCTTCCCGAGCTCGAAGAAGCTCAAGACCAACCGCCGATCGGTGAGGGGGGCGCTCAAGGCCGTGCGTGAGACGCCGGTGGAGGGCTGGGATTACAAGCCCGGCGCCGGGGACGGCGGCCGCCATATCGGCCCCTACGCCGAGGACTTCCAGCGCAACACCGGGCTCGGCGACGGCAAGAGCCTGAACCCGATCGACCTGCACGGCGTCACGATGGCCGCGGTGCAGGAGCTCGACGCGAAGGTGCACCGCCTCGAGCGGAGGGCCCGCAGCGTCGCGCCGATGAGGAAGGCGGCATGACCAACGTTGTCGACATCACCGACCGCAGCCCGAACCCGGCGCTGATCGAGATGCTCGAGCGCCTGCTCGGTCGTGCCCGCGCGGGTGATCTGCGGTCGGTCATATATGCGTCGGCCGGCACCGACGGAGCCACGGGCCACGGCTGGGCGATCGACGATCGGTCGTGGCGTCAGCCGCTCCTGGCCGAAATGATGATCGTTCAGAATGAGATGATGCTCGCCATGTCGGCCGCCACGAAGACCGGCGTTCTGCGGGATCTTCTCGAATGAGCATCGCGTTCAGCGGGGCAAAGGAGTCGGACGAGGATTTTCTCGCGCGGATCAAGCGCAACAACCTCGCCGGCCTTCACCGCGGCGTCGCCGCCGGATGGTGGGAAGACGTGTGCGAGAAGGCCATGCTTCCGATCCGCGTGTTCCGTCGCTCGGATTTCCATGAGACCGCGCTGATCGCACATGCGTTCGTGCGCCTGGGGCGATACGCGAGCGTGAAGGAAGCGAAGCGTGCCGGCTGGGCCGCGCCCTTGGAGGCCGGCACGTACCGAAGCGGAACTTGGATGATGAGGATCGAGGCATGAGCGGGTTCGCTGGCTTCCTCGGCGGCGTCGGGAGAGGCATGCAGTTCGGCCTCGACATGCGCCAGCGCAAGCAGGACAAGGCCGACCGCGAGGAGGACCGCGCCATGCGGCGCGAGGAGATGGACCTCCGACGTCAGGAGATCGACAGCCCCTCGACCCCGCCGTTCTTTCCCGAGGACGGCGGCCGCCGCCGCGGTCGCAGCGTCGCCGGCGGGAGCGGCCGCCCCTACATCACCGGCGACCCGGTCGCCGAGGACATGGAGCCGCACCAGCGCGCGTTCCTGAACTCCATTGCCGGCGGCGAGAGCAACGGGGCCTACAACGTCCGGTACTCGCCGCGAGGCCCCGTCACCTTCGACGGCGACGAACACCCCAGGATCTTCGAGCCAGGTCCGCACGGCCCGTCGAGCGCGGCCGGGCGATACCAGTTCACCGCCTCGACATGGGACGACGAGGGCGGCGGCGCGTTCACGCGCGAGATGCAGGACCGGCGCGCCTACAGCTTGGCGCAGAAGCGGTATCGCTCAACCACCGGCCGCGACCTCGATGCGGACCTCCGCGCCCGCGGGCTGACCGACGACATGATGGATTCGCTGACCCCGACCTGGCAGGCGTTCGGCAAGAACCGCCCGAGCCACGTCGCCACCTACAACGACAGCCTGCGGCGCTACTCGCCGGCGCCGGCGCCAGCCGCCGCGCCGGTCGCGCGCAGCGTCGCGCCGCCCGCGCCGCAGGCATGGGGCACCGTTCGCCGGCTGATGGCCGCGTGAGGAGGACGATTCGATGAGCAGCCCGGCCGCCAGCTTCATTCTCGGCGCGATCGACGGATACCGCCTCCGGCAGAACATGGCCGACGCCAAGACCCGCCGCGAGGAAGAGGCCGAAGATCGCGTGTGGCGCCGCGAGGATCGCGAGCTCGCGCGGCAGGACCGCGAGCGCCGGATCGCGATCGAGGATTCCGACCGCGCGCGCCGGATCGCGATCGACGACGAGAAGCTCGACGCATGGCGCGCGGACCAAGCCGAGCGCGAGCGCGAGCGCGAGGAGGCCGCCGGCGACCGCAAGGTGCTGGGCGACGCCCACAAGGCGGCGAAGGCGTCGCAGAAGGACGAGGCGGCCCGCGCCGGCCGCCGGGCGCGGTCGGTCGCGCCCGCTCGCGCGGCCGATCCGCAGCCCCAGCGCGCCGCGATCCCCGCGCCGGACCGCGACCCGGCCTACGTCATCCCGGGATCCGGGCTCGACCGCGCCGCCACCGGCCAGCCCGCGCGCCCCGCGGCCCGCAGCGCCGCGCCGACGCCGGAGCCCGCCGCTCCTTCCGTCGATCCGTCTGCTCCGATGGTCGAGCAGCAGCAGCCGAGCGGCTGGCGCGCCGCGCTCTCGGCGCTGAACCCCGTCGGAGCGGCGCACGCCGCCGAGGCGCCGGCCGGCGCCGCTCGCAGCGTCGCTCCCGCGCCTGCGCCGCCCTCCGCGCCCGATCTCAGCGCCTACCTGCCCGGGCCGTCGCCGATGACCGGAGAGGGGCCCATCGACGTCAACGAGCCGCCGATCCTGAATGCCGGCAAGCAGCCCTACGGGACCAGCCTCGTCAACGACGCCGCGCGCGTGCTTCGGGATGCGAACCGCGCCGTCGATCGCAACCTCCCGGCCGAGGTCGCCGGCGAGGCGGCCAAGACCGTCGCCGCCGGCGTGAACACCGCGATCAACCCCGCCGTGCGCTACGCCACCGGCGGTTCGGAGTTCCCGGTTCCAGAGACCAAGCTGGGCACGCTCCTCGAGGGCGGCCCGGGGCGCAGCGTGCGGCCGACGGCCGCCACCGCGCCACAGGAGACGAGCGGCGGAGCACAGGCCGCCGTTCCGGCGGGGACGCCCGCTCCCGCGGCCGCCGCTCCGCCACCGGCGGCGGCCGCACCAGCCTTGCGCAATGCCGGGCAGGGGCCGACCCGCGAGGCCGCGGCGCGCCTCAACGCTGCCCCGGTCCCGAGCGCCGCGCCGGATCCGGCGACCGCTGTGACGCCCTCGATCGAGGCGGCGGCCGCCGCGTCGCCGGCCGCGCCGCGCAGCGTCTCGCGCAGCATCGACCCAGGCCTGTCGAAGGACGCCCCCGAGGGCAAGCGGACGCGCTCGTTCATGGCGCACTACCGCGACGTCGCGGCGCCGAAGGTGGTCGACCATTACCTCTCGACCGGCCGCGTCGCCGAGGCAGAGGCGTTCCAGGCGTGGATCGATGACAGCGCGACCAAGGCGGGCATGGAGTCGTGGGCGAAGGGCGTGTTCGCCGCGTCGCGCGGCGACGACGAGGCGTTCATGTCGCACATGATGGACGCCTACGATTCCGCCGGATACTACGACGACGGCTACACGATCGACCGCAAGGAAAGCGGCTTCATCCGCAACGACGAAGGCGGCATCATCGGGGCGAAGATCACCCTGCGGGATCGCGCCGGCCAGGTCTCGGTGCAGGAGTTCGACGGCATCGAGGACATCTACCAGTTCGGGATCAACTTCCTGTCGCCCGAGGCCGTGTTCGAGCAGGCGATGCAAGCTGTTGCGGGGGCCGACGCCGCGCGCGCCGAGGATCGCAGGCACCAGCGCGCTCTTGAACTCGCCGAAGCGAGGCGCTCCGGCGGCGACGAGTTCGACAAGGTCTGGGACGACGTCGCCTCGGGTCGCCTCGATTGGGGTCAGCTCTCCGCCGAGGAGAAGGAAGCGGCGGTGATGTCCGAGCTCGAGGCGCGGCAGAGCGCGCGCGGCGCTTACGCGCAGCGATCGACGGCGCGCCGGCCTGTCGACGCGATGGTGCAGTAGGAACTACAGCCCGGGTCGGACGATTTCCGTGAAGCGGGCGACGCTGGGCGGTATCGCCGGCCCAGCCGCATCCCATGATGCTGCCTCGCGCGGCTTCGGCGCGTGCCAGAGCATCGGCGCGAGCCACGCCCACGTCGCGCGCCAGTCGCGCCGGCGCAGGCGGTGGATCACCACGGAGAGGAACACGACGAGCAGCGCCTGATAGGGCCAGACCGCCCCGACGGTGAACTCAATGTAGATCTTGTGCAGGATGTCGCTCATGACGCCATCGTGCCGGATGGAGCGGTTCCGGGCAAGCTCACGCATGGTTAACGCCGCATCGGAATGACTATCCTTTTCGGATAGTTTCTCGTCGGCTATAGTGCGCCTCTCACCAAGCGACGAGGCGCCCGTGGCCGATAACGTCTTCTCCCGCAGCCCGCTCCAGAACGCTCTAGGTGAGATCGAAAGGCGGCGCACACCCCGAAGCGTTGCGCCAAATTCTAAAGTAAATTCAGATATTTACGGTGCGCCAAGCGGCGCAGCCAATGCCGCTCTGCCGCACGCGCCCGACCTCGATACCATCGCCGCAGCCTCGGCTGAATATCGCGTTCCGCACTCGGCGCTACTTGCGATTTCAGAGATTTCTGGCGGAGGTGAAGCAGGATCGCGCCTTGCGACCGAGACCGCCGCGCGCATCGCAAGCAGCATCTCGCAGGGCATGACGTTCTCGGACGCGCTCCGAGCCTCTGGCGCGCCCGACGACTTCACGTCGGCCGTCGTCGGCCGGGCGCAACAGCTCTACCTGGAGCGTAACCCGGATGCGCCGGAGGCCCGTGTAGGGCTCGGCGAGCGCGCTGTTGCCGGCGTGCGGGATACAGCCGGCTCGACGGTGCGCGGCGCGGGCCGGATCGCATCGGACCTCGGAGCGGAGGGTGTCGGGGATGCGCTGACCACTGCCGGCGACGCGATCGACGCCCCGGAGGAGACGCAGGCACGCATCGCCGCCGACCGCGCGCGGCGAAGCGAGGGAAAGAACATGGTCGGCCGGGTCGCGGCCAACCTGCCGGGCGACGCCGCGCAGGCCGCGCCCACTCTCGGCGCGTCGATCGGCGGCGCGGTCGTCGGTGGCCTCGTCGGCGGACCGCTCGGCGCGGTCGCCCTCGGCTTGCTCGCGTCGTTCCCAATGCTCCTCGATGAGTCCGCGCGCACGGCGGCCGAGCACAACGAGAACCTGGACGATCCGGCCGTCCAGAACCAGATCTACGCCGCCGCGGCCGTCAAGACCGCGCTCGAGCAGGTGGCCCCGTTCAAGATCATCACCAAGCTGGGTCGCGGCGCGCCAGTCGAGCGCGCGGCGACGTCCATCTTCCGCCGGGTCGCAAAGGAGGGCACCGAGACCGCGCTCATCGAGGGCATGACGGAAGTGAGCCAGATGGCGATCGACCAGCTCATGCTGAACCCGGAGTTGCGCGAAAAGCTCTCCGAGGCCGACATGGCGGAGATCGCGCCCTATCTCGCCGAGCAGTATGGCGAGGAGGCGCTGACCAACTTCGCCGTCGGCGCCGTGCTCGGCGGCGGCGCGGGCGGCATCTCTGGCGCGATCCCGTCGCGCGCCGAGCCAGCCGCCGCGCCTGAAAACGCCACCCCGGACGAGGCGGAGACGGAGGCGGATGCCGCGCCTGCCCCGCTCGGCCTGCCAGCGCCAGCCCTGGTGACGCCGCGCCACCCGATCGACGGCGAGAGTGAGTCGCCCGCGCCGCCGCGCGGTCCGCTCGAGGCCGCACTCGGCGAAGGGCCCGCCGCGATCACCCCGGACGCCATGCCGGGCGCTCCCGTGCAGATCGAGGTGCAGAGCGAGACCGGGCCGCAGGCGTTCACCGGAGTCCTGGTGGGCGAGACGCCCGACGGCGTCCGCGTGAAGCTCGACGACGGCGACGAGGTCGTTGTCGGCCGCGACGAGATCGAGGCTGGCTCCGCGATCGTCTCCGTCGTCGATCCTGCCGCCGCCGCGCCGGCCGTCGATTCTGCGCCGATGCAGCCCGCGCCGCCCGCGCCGGCGCCGGGCGCACTGAGCGAAGCGGCCGCGGCCGACGCCCCTGCCCCCAGCGCGCCAGCCGCGCCCGCGCCCGCGCCGCAGGACAACGACGCGCTCCGCGCGCGCCTCGACTTCCTCGAATCCCAGCGCCGACAGACTGGCGGCCTGCCGAAGCAGTTCGAGCAGGAACGTGCCGCCCTGCGCCAGCAGCTCGGCGACCTCGAGGCCGCCGTTGAGGCGGCGACGCCCAGCGGGATCGAAATCCCGCAGCCGGAAGCCGTCGCGCCGCCCGAGCCGGGCGAGCAGCCCGAGGCCGCGCCGATCACGCGCCGCGACGGGACGCCCTTCAAGACCGAGGCGCAGGCGCGCCAGGCGGTCCGCAACCGCCGACTGGATCCGGCGGCCTACGAGATCATGGCCGAGGGCGGTGGGTTCGTCGCGCGACCGGCGGCGCAGACCCCGGCGCCGGGAGACGCCGAAGCCGGAGCGGATCGGTCAGATGTTGTGCAGCAGACGCCCGGCGACGCAGCGACGGCGCAGGATGTTGCTGTTGAGACCGTCGTGCCGGATCAGGAGCAAATCGCCCCTCTCGTTGAACCAGAGGTCAGCGCGCCGGTCGATGAGGCGGCAGCGCCTACCGCCCCCGAGGCGGCAACTGCCGCGGCTGTCGAGGCCGCGGCGCCTTCCGCTCCCGAAGCGCCCGCGCCGGCCGACACCGACCGCACCCCGCCGCAGCCGCCCGCGCCGGCGGAGGCCGAGCCCGAGCGGGAACTTGAGGTCGCCGCCGCGCCCGCGGCCGAAGCAGATCAGAGCGCCGCGGCGGTGGACGGGCCTCCAAAACCCGGTCCCGAGGGTTCGACTCCCTCCTCCGGTGCCAACCTCACCGTCGAGCACATCCGCGAGAAGGCCGCGATCATCCGCGGCGGCACGCCCGACGCGCCGCCGGTCGACGTTCCCGGCGTCAGCCTGAAATGGGACGCCCGGGAAAAGGGATGGATCTTCTCGCGCAAGCACGAGGAGAAGGTGAAGGCGGCTGTCGGCGCTCCGGCGGCGACCCAGAAGCTGGCGGCCGATCCTGTCGAGGCCATCAACGCGGAAATGCCTATCGGCTTCCGCGCCGGCTACGACAGCAGCGGGAAGAACCTCGTCGTGTTCGGCCCGGCCGGGGAAAACCTCGCGAACGTCGCGGCGGGCTTCGCCACCATGAGCCCGCAGCAGCAGAGCGCGGTGCGCGCGAGCGCGTTGGAGGCGGCGCGGAAGCACCGCGCGAGGACCGTGCAGGCCGACCCGATCGCCGAGGAAGCCGCAAAGGCCAACCCCGAACCCTCCGACGCGCAGAAGGAGGCCGGCAACTACCAGATGGGCCATGTGAAGGTGCATGGCCTCGACGTCACCATCGAGACCGCCAAGGGCGGCGAGCGGCGCGGGAAGGCGAAGGACGGCACGGAGTGGAGCGTCACCCTGCCGGCGCACTACGGCTATATCCGGCGGACCGAGGGCGCGGACGGCGACCATGTCGACGTCTATGTGGGCGAACAGCCGCAGAGCGGCAACGTCTTCATCGTCGACCAGATCGACCCGGAGACGGGCAAGTTCGATGAGCACAAGGTGGTGCTCGGAACGTTCACCGAGCAGGAGGCCCGCGCCACCTACGAGGCGGGTTTCTCCGACGGAAGCGGCGGCCGCCGCATGGGCGCCATCACCGAGGTTGGCGTCGGCCGGTTCAAGTCCTGGCTCCTGCAGGGCGACACCCGGAAGCCGTTCGCGACCAAGCGCGGCAACACCGACCTCGCCGAGCATCTCCGCACGCCTGTGCCGAAGCCCGCTGGCGTCGCGATCGTCATTGACCCAGCCAAGGGGACCGTCACGTCGCGCCCGGTCGGCGGAGCTAAAGCCAAGGCCGAAGCGCCGGAGGGCTATCGTATCAACTTCGTCCAGGAACGGGAGTCCGGCGAAGGCTTCGTCGCTGGTGTCCGCGGCCCGACCCGCGGCGGATCGGGGTCCGGCAAAACCGCACAGGAGGCGGTGGACGCCGCGGTAGCGGACAGCAAGATCCCCAAGAAGGCTGCGGACCCGAGCATTTTCCGATCCATCGAAGCGCTCGAAGACGAGCCGTCTGATGCCAAACCCGCGGAATCGCCCAAAACGCAAAAATCCGAGCCGGAATCCCCGAAAACGCAAGTAGCCACCCCCGCGGCCTACGGCGCGAGCAACATCCTCGTCACGGCCGACCGCGCCGCCGAGCTGCGGGAACGCCTCAAGGCAAAGCTCAAGACCGAGCTCCGTTCGGGCATCGACCCCGAGATCCTTGCGATCGGGGCCGAGCTCGCGGTGTTCCACATCGAGGCCGGGGCGCGATCGTTTACCAACCTGGCGAAAGCCATCGCCGACGACCTCGGCACGACGCCGGCCGCGCTTCGGAAGTATCTCCGGGCATGGTACAATGGCGCGCGCGACATGCTCGAGGACAGCGGGCAGTCGATCGAAGGGATGGACGACGCCGACGCGGTGCGCGCGGCGCTCAAGGGCATCGAGGAGGGGACGCAGGATGGAGTTCAAGGGCCCGTACCTGACAGCGATGCGCCAGCAGGCCCCGGAGATGTTCAGGGATCTGCAGGCCAAGGGCCAGCTCGAGGCGCACGTTCAGGCGAAGGCAGAGGAGGCGAGCAGGATGTTCGCCGACCTGACCGCCAGCGCGCCGAAGCTGCCGAACGGCCTGCCCGAGAACCCGCACCGACAGGAGGCCGAGAGGCAGGTTCTCGAGACGCTGATCGAGTTCCCGCCGGCGTAAGCCAGAACCACGTCATTAAGCCCGGCGCACTCGACGAGGCGCGCGGCTGGAAGGCGAAGGCCCACGACAACATCACCGCCATCAAGCTCGTCCGCGCGATCGAGGCGGAGGGCCGTCCGGCGACCGCGCAGGAGCAGGAGGCGCTTGCCCGCTATGTCGGCTGGGGCGGCCTCGCGTCCGTGTTCCCCGACCAGGCCGGCGCGTTCGGCAAGGGCTACGAGAAGATCGGCGAGGAGCTGCGCGGCCTTCTCTCCGAGACGGAATATGCCACGGCCCGCCGCACGACGCAGTATGCCCACTTCACCGCCGAGACCGTCGTGCGCGCCATGTGGGATGCCGCCGAGCGGCTGGGCTTCAAGGGCGGCTCGGTGTTCGAGCCCGGCATGGGGACGGGCAACTTCGCGGGCATGATGCCGGCGGCGCTCGCCGAACGGACGGCCTATAGCGGGCTCGAGCTCGATCCGACGACGGCGAAGATCGCGCGCCTCCTCTATCCCAAATGGGGTGTGCGCCAGGACGACTTCACCAAGGCCCCGCTCCCGCGCGATTCCTACGACCTGGTGATCGGCAACCCGCCGTTCGCCGACATCCCGATCAAGAGCGACCCCGGCTATCCGCAGGGGTTCCTGCTGCACGACTACTTCTTCGCCAAGAGCCTCGATGCTGTCCGCCCGGGCGGCCTGCTCATGTTCGTGACCTCCGCCGGCACGCTGAACAAGGTTGACACCAAGGCGCGCGAGTATCTGTCCGATCGGGCGGAGTTCGTCGGCGCCGTGCGCCTGCCGGGCGACGCTTTCGAGAAGAACGCCGGGACCGCGGTGACGACCGACATCATCGTGCTGCGGAAGTTCATGCCCGCCGAGCTGGATCTGCTGCCCGATGGCGTCCTGTCGCCGTCGATGGAGACGAGGACCGTCACGCTCAAGGACAAGAACGGGAACGACAAGGAGGGCGCCGTCAGCCGCTACTTCGTCGACCACCCAGACATGGTGCTGGGCGAGGAGGGCTTCTTCGACAAGCTCTATGCAGGCCGCTACGGCGTCCGCTCGCGCCCGGGGGCGAACCTCGCGGCCGAACTTCCGATCGCGCTGTCGAATCTCCCCGAGGGCGTCATGCGCGAGCCCGAGACGCCGCAGGACCGCGCCGAGGTGGATTTCGCGTCAGCCGAGCGCAAGGAAGGCTCGTTCTACCTCAAGGGCGACGCCCTGATGCAGCAGCGGGACGGCGTCGGCGTGGCGGTCGAGCAGCGTGGCAAGGGCGTGACAGGCGGGCGGAGCGCGCAGGAGATCGAGGTCATCCGCAGCCTCGTGCCGGTGCGCGACGCGCTGCGCGCCGTCTACGCCGCGGACCTCGCCAACGACGCGGCCAATGGGCAGAAGGCCCGCCGCCGTCTCAATGCGGCCTACGACGCCTTCACCCAGCGGCACGGGCCGATCAATAAGGCCGAGATCAGCTATCGCCGCCCGACCTCCGTGCAGGCGGAGAACGCCAGGGCGGAGGCGCGCGAGGAGGCGCGCTATGCTGGCGAGCCCTTCGACGAGGGCTCGTTCGACCCGTCGGCGCTGATCGCGGACGGGAAGGGCACTCAGGCCGTCGCCCGAGCCCGCAAAGAGGCGCGCGAGGCGGCGGTCGCCGCCGGCCGGGAATGGAGCGAGGGCGCGTTCGACCCGGACGACATGCCCGACGTGGTGATCGACAAGCGTCCGAACATCGAGCCGTTCGGCGACGACCCCGAGAGCTACCGGCTCCGCGCCATCGAGAGCTACAACGACGCCACCGGCGAAGCGCAGAAGACCGAGGTGTTCTTCAAGAACGTGATCTCGCGGCCGCTGACGCCGGAGATCAAGAGCATCGAGGACGCGGTGCTCTACGTGATGAACGATCGCGGCCGGTTCGACCTCGACGCGGTCGCGGCGGCGTTCAAGGTGAGCGCCGGCGAGGCGCTGGAGAAGCTGGGACCGCGGGTCTACGAGAACCCCAAGTCCACCGGCGACTGGCTCATCAGCGACGAATACCTGTCGGGGAACGTTCGCCAGAAGCTCCGCGACGCGAAGGTGGCCGCCGATCGCGATCCTCGATTCCAGCGCAACGTCGACGCGCTCGAGGCGGTCCAGCCGATCGACCTTGCGCCGGCGCAGATCGCCGCGACGCTGGGCATGCCGTGGATCCCGCCCGCCACGGTCGAGGAGTTCGCGACCGCGCGCCTCGGCCTCGCCCGGTTCAAGGCCACCTATTCCCCGCGCCTCGCGTTCTGGCAGGTTGAAGGCGACGAGACGTCGGCCGCCGCGACCTCTGATTGGGGGACCAGCCGCGTCGATGCGACCAGCATCCTCAAGGCGGTGCTGAACAAGGGCGAGATCAAGGTCGTCAACCGCGTGGCGCGCGCCGACGGCGGCTACGATTCCGTCACCGACAAGGAGCAGACCGAGGCCGCTCTCGCCAAGGCGAAGGAGATCAGGGAGGCGTTTGAGGGCTGGATCTATCAGGACGAGGCGCGGGCTGACCGCCTCGCGGCGCTCTACAACGAGACCTACAACAACCTCGTCGTGCGCGACTTCGACGGATCCTACCTGACCACGCCCGGCGTCTCGACGTCGTGGAGATGGCGGCCGCACCAGCAGCGCGTCGTCGCCCGCATTGTCCAGGCTGGCAACACCTACATGGCGCACGCCGTCGGCGCCGGGAAGACCAGCGCCATGATCGGCGCGGGCATGGAGATGCGCCGCCTCGGGCTCGTGCGGAAGCCGATGTACGTCGTGCCGAACCACATGCTCGCGCAGTTCACCAAGGAGTTCTACGAGCAGTATCCGACCGCCCGGATCTCCGTCGCCGACGAGCGCCAGTTCCACACCGACCGGCGCAAGCAGTTCATCGCCAACGTCTCGATGAGCGACCTCGACGCCGTCATCATCACGCACTCCTCGTTCGGCAAGGTGCCGATCAGCGAGGCGTTCCAGGATCGCATGGTGCAGGCGGAGATCGCCGAGTATCGCGAGATCCTCGGCGAGATGGACAAGGGGCAGGATACCCGGATCACCCGGAAGAAGATCGAGAACCAGATCGAGAAGCTCGAGCAGCGCCTCTCCGGCCGCAAGGGATCGGGCAAGGATCAGGTCTTCACGTTCGAGGAGATGGGCGTCGACTTCCTCTTCGTCGACGAGGCGCACCTGTTCCGCAAGCTCGACTTCGCGACCAAGATGGGGAACCTCAAGGGCATCGACCCGAACGGCTCGGGCATGGCCTGGGATCTCTACGTCAAGAGCCGCTACCTGGAGTCGATGAAGCCCGGGCGCAGCCTCGTGCTCGCGTCTGGAACGCCGGTCACGAACACGATGGCCGAGCTGTTCACCCTGTCGCGCTACATCCAGGGGGGCGAACTGGAGGCCCGCAACCTCCAGCAGTTCGACGCGTGGGCGAGCGCCTTTGGCGAGTCGGTCTCGGCGCCGGAGCAGGACGCCGCGGGCAAATACAAGATGGTCTCGCGCTTCTCGCGCTTCGTGAACATCCCGCAGCTATCGGCGATGGTCCGGCAGAACGTCGACGTCGTGACCTCGCGCCAGCTCGAGCAGTACGTGACCCGGCCGAAGCTCAAGGGCGGCAAGCGCACCATGCACCTCGCCGAGCGCAGCGGCGACTTCATGGACTTCCAGGCGGGCCTCGCGGCCCGGATCACGGCGATCGAGGAGCGGAAGGGGCCGCCGAAGGCAGGCGACGACATCATCCTCTCGGTCATCAACGACGGCCGCAAGGCGAACATCGACATGCGGATGGTCGATTCGATCCTCTACCGCCCGGAACCTGACGCGCCGTCCAAGCTCGACACGCTCGTCGAGAATGTGTTCGAGATCTGGAAGCGGTCGAAGAACCAGCCGTTCTACCGGCCCGAATCTGGCGGCTACAGCGCCAAGCCGATCATGCACGGCCCGGCCACCCAGCTCGTGTTCGCCAACCTCGGGCTCACCGGCGCATTCCAGGTTCCGGCCTACATCCGGTCGGAACTCATGCGCCGCGGCGTGCCGCGCGACGAGATCGCCTTCATCTCCGACTTCAAGACCCACGTGGCGAAACAGCGCCTCTTCAACGACGTGAACGAGGGCAAGATCCGCGTGCTGATCGGCTCCGGGCCGAAGATGGGCGTCGGGACCAACGTGCAGCGCCGCCTGATCGCCAGCCACAACCTCGACCCGCTCTGGTATCCCGCCGACGACGAGCAGCGGAACGGCCGCGCGCTGCGCCAAGGCAACATGAACCCCGAGATCGAGATCCACGACTACGGCCTCAAGGGCTCCTACGATTCGACCATGTGGCAGATGATGGAGCGCAAGGGCCGCTTCATCGAGAGCTTCTGGAACGGCGACACGACCGTCCGCGACATGGACGACCTGGGCGAGGCCGCATTCTACGAGCAGGCGAAGGCGCTCTCCACCGCCGATCCCCGCGTGGTTCAGCTCACCGAGATGCGGCAGGATCTTGAGCGGCTGCGGCGTCGCGCCGCCGCCCATTCGCAGGAGCAGTACGCGCTGCGCCGGCGCGTCGCCAATGCGAAGAGCAATGCCGCCTACGCCGAGACGGCAATCGAGCGGTGGAAGGGCGCCATCACGCGGCGCGTCGAGACCAAGGGCGACGCCTTCAAGGCGACGATCGACGGCACGGCCTATGACAAGCGCGCCGAGGCGGGCGCGGCGCTCCTCGCCAAGGTCAAGGACGATCTGGCCGAGCCGCGCGAGATGAAGAATCGCGAGATCGGCGAACTCGGTGGGTTCCCACTGACCTTGAGCGCGTGGAAGCTGGGCGGCGCGTGGCAATGGGACGTGAACCTTGCCATCGACGAGCAGTTCTCGGTCGATGTGGCAGTCTCCACCTCGGAGGTCGGAACGATCCGCTCCGCAGAGAGCATCCTCGACAGCTTCGAGCACCGTCTCGAGCGCAGCGAGAAGATGAAGGCCGATTCCGAGCGCGAGGCAACCGACTACGCAAAGCGCCAGGGCAGCGAGTTCAAGGACGCAGACGCGCTGACGAAGCTCGAGGCGGAGGTGCGCGACCTCACCCGGGCGATATACGAGCCGCCCGCGCCGGCGGAGGTCGTCGCCCCTATCCCCGAGGCTGACATCGAGGGCGAGGGGGAGTCGTTCTCGATTGCCGCAGGCGATGCTGGCGACGCGCTCGCGGGGACTGATGCCCTGCGCGCCGTTCTGCGCCGCGGCCCGTTCGGCGTCATGGTCGAAAGCGCCATCGACGCCGGCCGGATCGTCCTGCACGACACGGAGGAGACGCTTCCGGGGGAGGGCGGGCAGAACTCCCTATCGGGCTGGGGCCGGCAGGTTCTCGACCTTCTCCGCGGCGGGTTCGACCTCTCAAGCAGCATGGAGCTCGGGCCCGTCCCTGAGATCCTAAGAGCATTCGGTGGCCGAGGTCAGTCCTTGATCATGTCGCCGGGCAAGCTCAAGCGGGTGCTCAGGGAGCATCCCGATGTTCCGCCGTCCGCGGTGCGCGATCTGCCTGTGCTCCTTGCAAACCCGGTGTTCGTGCTGCGCAATGCTGGCGACGAGCGATCCGGCGACCTCCTGCTGGTGACGGATGCCGAGACTGCTGACGGCGACGTGGTGGTTGCCGCGATCAAGCGCGCGGGAAAGGACAGCCAGGCCGCCGCCGCTACCGTTGTCGTGACCGTCTACGACAAGCAAGGCGCGCGCGAGATGCTTCGCGGCGCCGAGCGGGCCGGATCGATCCTATACGTGAGAGCTGAGCGCGAGGGCGATGGATATAGACATACCGGGGCTGATTCCCTTAACGCCTCGCTGAGCGACACCATCAATGCCCTACGCGCGAGCGGCAGGATACGCACTCCGCGGTCGGTTTTCAAGGGTGGAGTGCCGCCGGTGGCTGGGGACGAGCCGGGCCAACTCTCGAACGAACGGCGGCGCTCGTCTGCCGCATATCGGGATGGCGAGCGCCATCCTAGTAGCCCTGGCTCGGATGGCAACATAGCCGAGGGTGGTGATTCAGTCAAGGAATCGGCGGTCTCCGGTCGCATCCAGGGCATGACCGACGCCGACGGCGTGATCCACCTGGTCGCATCGAACCTGACGGCCGAGACCGCCGTGCCGGTGCTCCTGCACGAGGCGTTCCACGCCGGCGGCGAGAGCGTCATCGGCACGCCCGCCTGGGACGGCATGATGCGCCGCCTCGACGCCATCCTGCGGCGGCAGATGCAGGCGGGCGCGCCGACGGACGGCTGGTGGGGTAGGGCGTTCGACCGCCTCGGCCCGCGCCAGATGAACGCCGAGGAGCTTGCCGCCTATGCGATCGAGGAGCGCGCCGGCGCGCCGGCCGGGATCCTCGAGATCGTCGACCGCATCCTGGGCGAGATCCAGGCGTTCATCCTGCGGCGCTTCGGGCGGCAGATCGGCGCGGTGACGCCGGCGCAGCTCCGCGCCATCGCCGCGGCGGCGCTGCGCGCGGCGCCCCTGCGTCCGCGCCCGGGCGTCTCCTACTCGCTTGCCTCGGCGATCCCCAAGGCGGCCGCCATCGCCGGCGAGCGCAAGATCGTCTCGCACGCGCTCACCAAGGCCATGTCTGGCAACACCAACCTGCTCGCGCTCGTACCCGGCCGCGCGCTCTTCGCCGAGCTCGGCAAGCACATGCCGGCGTCCCAGGACTATCTGCGCCTCAAGGAGGAGATGGACGCGCTGCGCAACGAGTGGCACGCCCGCACCGACGACGTCGCGCAGGCGTGGCGCAAGCTGGGCGTGCGGGGACCGGACAACGCCGCGCTCATGGACCTAATGCACGACGCGACCCTTGCGGGGACCGACCCGGCCGAGCGGTTCGTCTCGGGACTGAACGACAAGGACAAGGCCGCGCTGGCGAAGGGAACCGGCGGCGAGGCCGGGCGCATCGCCGCCGAGAACCTCGCGAACGACCAGGAGCGCCGGGCCAAGCACGCCGAGTTGCGCAAGCGGTTCAACGCCCTGCCAGCGCCCTACCAGGGGATGTACCGGCGCGTGCGCGACGAGCACAAGGCGCTCGGCGACGCTTTCGACGACACGCTCGAGCGCAACGTCACGCGGGCGATGGAGCAGGAGGATCGCCGCGCGCAGCGCGCGCACGACGACCGGCTGGCCGAGATCAACGACGAGGGCCTGACCGGCGAGGCGCGTGACCGGGAGATCACGGCCGCCAAGCGCAAGCTGGACCGGGCGCAGATCAAGGCGCGTATGGGCCGCCGGAGCCGCATGGTCGATCTCCGCGCCCTGTTCGAGACGCAGAAGGTGCCGGCGCCCTACTTCCCGCTGGCCCGCTTCGGCCAGTTCTTCGTCACCACCCGGGACCGGGACAGCGGGAAGGTTCTGAGCTTCTCGAGGTTCGAGGGGCCCCGGGCGCAGGAGCGGTTCGCCGCGGAGCAGCGCAAGAACCCGTCTCACGACGTGACGGTCGGCACGATCGGCGAAACCGCGCTCCGCGACATGGTGAACCCCGAGTTCGTCGCGGCGGTCGAGGGAATCCTCGACGATGCCGAGGTGAACCCGCGGATCATGGACGCGGTCTGGCAGCGGTGGCTGGAAACCATGCCCGACCTGTCGCTCCGCAAGAGCCGGATCCACCGCAAGGGTACGCCGGGATTCGAGCGCGACGCCTTCCGCGCCTTCGGCCATCATATGTTCCACGGCGCGCACCAGCTCGCTCGCCTGCGCTACTCGATCGACCTCGACGAGGCGCTGACGATGTCCGAGCGCCAGGCGCAGCGCGCCCCCGATCCGGTCCGCGCCGGGCTCGTATGGTCGGAGATGGAGAAGCGCCACAAGTGGACGATGAGCCCGACCGGATCGTGGTGGTCGCAGGCGATCACCTCGGCGGCCTTCGTCTACTACCTGTCGGTGACGCCCGCGGCCGCGCTCGTCAACCTCTCGCAGACCAGCATCGTCGGGACGGCGGTGCTCGGCGCCTATGGCGGCGTCGGCGACGCGGCGAAGCAGCTCGGCCGCGCGCTGCGCGACTTCGGTGACGGCAAGGGCTGGGCGGCGACGTCGAAGCGCCTGACCGCCGACGAGGTCGCCGCGATGGAGGAAGCCTATCGGCGCGGGACCGTCGACAAGAGCCAGGCGCATGACCTCGCCGGCGTCGGCGAGAGCGGCATCGAATACAGCGCCGCGCGCAACCGGGTCATGAGCGTCATCTCGTGGGGCTTCCACCACACGGAGCGCATGAACCGCGAGGTCACGTTCCTCGCCGCCTACCGCATGGCGAAGGCGAAGGGTCTCATTGGCGAGGATGCCATCGCCAAGGCGGCCGACCTGACGTGGAAGACGCACTTCGACTACAGCGCGTCTTCGCGCCCCCGACTGATGCACAGCGACTATACTAAGATCTTGTTTGTGTTCAGAAATTTCCAAATTAACCTCTTGTGGCGGTTGTTCCGCGACACACATCAGGCGGTCAAGGGCGAGAGCCCGGAGGTGCGCCGCGAGGCGCGGGCGCAGCTTGCCGGCATCACGGGCATGCTCTTCCTGCACGCTGGCGTGCGCGGCGTCTGGGGCTACAGCCTGGCGATGGCGCTCATGGCGCTGTTCTTCGCCGGCGACGCCGACGACCTCGAGGACGAGATGAAGGGCCATCTCGTCGAGACGCTTGGGCCGAGCCTCGCCGGCATGCTGCTCAACGGCGTTCCTGGTCATGTGCTTGGGATCGACGTGACCAACCGCATCGGCATGCCCGATCTGTGGTTCCGCTCGCCCGACCGGCAGCTTGAGGGATCGAGCGAGTATCAGTTCTGGGTCTCGCAGATGCTCGGCGCCGGCGTCGGGATGGGCGAGAACCTGTGGCGCGGCTTCAACATGATCGAGGACGGGCACGTCCTGCGCGGGATCGAGACGATCGCGCCGAAGTTCGTCCGCGACCAGATCCGCGCAGCACGATACCTCGGCGAGGGCGCAACCACCCTGAACGGCGATCCGATCATGGAGGATATGGGCTGGGGCGACGCGCTGCGTCAGAGCGTCGGCTTCGTCCCGGCGGGCCTGGCCGAGCGGTATCGCGCCAACTCGCTGCTCAAGAAGCGCGAGCGCGAGATCCTTGACCAGCGGTCGAGTCTGATGGGGGCCTACTCGCGCGCGGTGCGCGCCGGCGACAAGCCGCCGGCCAGGCTGATCGAGCGGATCACCACGTTCAACGCCGAGAACCCGACCTACCCGATCACGACCGACAGCCTGCGCCGCTCGGTCCAGTCGCGCGAGCGGGCGAGCGCGCGGATGCAGGGCGGCGTTTCGCTCAATCCGCGCCTGGAGGGACAGCTCCGCGAGGGCCTTGCGCCGCTCATCAACGGGTGACTTGCGAAAAAGGCGATTTCTGGATAGAGGTTCGGTTGCGGCGTAGGGCAGTCTGGTAGCCCGTTAGGCTCATAACCTGAAGGTCGCAGGTTCGAATCCGCCCGCCGCAACCACTCTCCGAGCAAAGAGCGATCGACTGGCGATTTACGCAAGTCGCCGGTCATGCTATAGCGGTTTCACACGCCGCCAGGACGCGCGGGCACCACCCGATACGGGAGCCCCGAGTCCATGCCGCTCATCATCTTCAACTCGTTCCTCGAGAGGCTGAACGCCGGCGAGATCGATTTCGGGGACGACACCATCAAGGTGATGCTGTCGACCGAGAGCTACGTCCCCGACCAGGACACGCACGAGTTCCGCGACGACGTCACCAACGAGGTCGCCGGCACCGGCTACACCGCCGGCGGAGCCACCGTCGAGCCGACGGCAGTCCGCGACAACGTGCTCAACCGCCTCACGGTCACGCTTCCCGGCGCGGCCTGGGAGAACTCGACCCTCGCGAACGTCCGCGTCGCCACCTACTACAAGTCGCGTGGCGGCGCCTCGAGCGCCGACGAGCTGATCGCCGCGAACGTGTTCCCCGGCAACATCAGCACCGCGGCCGGCGCGCTGACGCTGGCGCCGTCGACGATCACCTTCGCCATCCAGTGACACGATGGCTTCGGCGGCCGCACATGGCGCGCACGCGAGCGTCTTGATCTTCGGTATGGCTGGTAGCGTCGCCAGCCATACCCGCGAGGTCGTCTGCGCGCATTGGGACGACGGAGACGTCGTTGGGGATCGCGGCCTGTGGTCGCGCCATTCCGAGAGCCCGGTCCACTGCAAGGCCGAGGTCACGGTCGCCGGCGGCGCGGTTGTGATCGCCCTCCGCGGCATTGCGGGGGCCGCGGCCGGCGATGGTGACGCGCTCGCGCCAGGCGCGGCCGGCGCTATCGAGGTCAGCGGGGTAGCGGGCGGGGTATCGAGCGCGACCACGGCTCCTGGCGGGGCCGCGACGATCGCCGTCACCGGGAGGGTGCTTGCGCCGACGGCCGCCGACGCTGCGGCGCCGGGAGCGGCAGGCGCGATCCATGTCGAGTCGAGGGCCGGCGCGCCGGCGATGACCGGCGGGGCGGCCGCGCCCGGCGCGGCCGGAGCCATCGACGTTACATCGACGGCTGGCGTCGCAAGCGTCGCAGGCGGCGCCCCGAGCGCGCCCGGCGCCGCGGGGGAAATCGTCGTCACGTCCAGCGCGGGCGTCGCGCACGCTGGGACCCTGGACGCCGCGGCGCCTGGGGCCGACGGCCTTGTCGTCGTGGCTTCAGGCGTCGTCGGCGCCGCGTCTGTGTCCGCCACCGCGCCCGGAGCCGACGGCACGATCGGCGTCATCGGAAACGCCGCCATTCCCGGCGGCATGGCCGAGATCGTCCTCATCGGGGTCGCCGGCGTGGCGACCACCGGAAACGCGCTCGGCCTCGAGGACAGCAGCGACATCGAGTTCGAGGAAGGGGGCGTCATGCTCTTCGAGGTGGCGGCGTGACCAAACTCAGCGAGTTCATCGCGGAGAACCCCGGGTCCGAGCTCGACTATGCGGACCAGGAGGCGGATGTCGCTCTGGTCGGCGTCGATATGGCCGACCCGGAGAACCCGGCGAACGTCTGGGCGCGACTGATCTCGCTCCTCGAGGGTCGCGGCGTCATCCGCCTGACGAGCGACATTCCTGAAGGTGGCGAAACGCTCGAGATCCTCGTCAGGCGGGCTGGCGCCAATCTCGTGCATCCGGTCGCACCAGTTTCGTTCGAGGCAGCGACCGGGCCGCAGGCGATCAACAACGCCCCCGGCCGGCGCTACGTCGCCCCCACGACGATCGAGGACGCCATCAAGAGCGTGAACCTGGGCGAGATCTCTGGCGCGGTGACGATCAACCTCGCCCTGGGGGTCAACTTCTCGGGCCAGCTTGTCGGCGACACGGTCATCAGCTTCACCGGAGAGAAGGACAACATCCCCTACGGCGTCAACCTCAAGGCGAAGGGCGCCGCACGCAACGTCAAGTTCGGGGATGGCGTCGCCACGTCCTCCGGCTTCGACAACGTCGACGGGGCCGACGTCGCCGAGGATGCGCTCACCCTGTTCCGGGTCGGGACGCGACTGAACGACGGCGACCGATTCACGACCGTTTCAGGCTTCGAGGTCTTTGGCGCCGCACCGCTCGTCGCGCCAGAGTTCATCCCGGAGCAGACCTACATCTCGCCCGCGATCGGACCGTCCGGCACCAACTTCGTCGTGCATTCCGGCGCGGGCGGTTCGCCAGCGCCGACGATCGAGATCGCCGGGTGGTGGCTCAACGGCGATCTCATCGCCGACTTCACCGATGACGAGCGGACGCAGACCGCGACGGGCGACCTCGAGGTCGAGCTCGAGGCCACCAACTCGTCCGGCACCGACACCTATCGCGTCTATGCCTCCTGCGGCCCGAAGATCCCGCTCCTCCTGGGTGTGTCGGCGCTGAACAAGGACGCTGGCGGCACAGCGCTGCACAACCTCTCGCTCCCGAGTCTGATCGAGGGGTTCGATCTCACGCCTGGCCTCCCGCTCCTGCTGGCGCAGACCTACACCTCGGCTGGGAGCTCCGGGTACACCTACCCCACCGGGTTCACGCTTCTCGGTTCTCCGGTCCCGCACATGAGCGCGGCGACCGAAGAGCAGTCCCGTCTGCACCTGTCCACCGGCGTCCTGACCTCCGATCACATCTCGGCAGGGCTGATCGCCGACGTCCAGATGCGCAACTACGGTTCGGCGCACCTCCTGGTTCTGAGCGGCCTTGGATCCTGGGACTGGACCAACAGCGTCACCCGTTCCGGCTCGAGCGCCGGCGCGAAGGTGCGAGATGCGGTCCTGCACCAGCGCACGCTCGCGGACCCGGGCCTCGGCATCGCGTTCATGTGGGGGAACCGCCCCAACTCGAAGGCACGGCAGGCGCTCCTCACCGGATGGCAGGAGAGCCCTGTCGGCGGAGCCTACGGAAGCGACGGCAACGGCCTTATGTCGGGCCGCGTGTTCACGCGGCGCCTCAGCCACGGCATGTCGCCGGCTGGAACCGTCGTGGGAACCGGATCGGCGGACGCCGTCCTCTCGACCGCCCTCGCCGTCGCGGTGGGGCCGCCGCTGTGACCTTCCTCGCGATCGACGGCGGCCCGGTCCTTCTCGGGCCGAACGCGCTGGCGGTCGCCCCGGATGCGGCCCTCGTGGCTCCAGAGGTTGTGCTCGTCGGCAGCACGCGACTGGTGAACCTCAACTACCACCAGACGGTGCGATTCCCTGACCCGCCGGCGGGGACCGTGTGGTTCGCCGAGGTGGGCGGCACGGCGATGGCCGTCGGTCTCGGCGAGCAGGACATCGTCGTCGGGAGGGTCAATGAGGCGCAGGCCGACCTGATCGCGTACCTCGTCGACATCGCAAACCCGCTGCGCACCTCACCGCAGCAAGCGTTCAGGATCCACCGCCCAGCGGCGGTCGCGCTGGAGATCAGCGGCAGTGTGTCGCTCTGGACGACGGGGCGGGTGCATGACCTGATCACCGTCACCTGGCCGACGATCGCCAACCCGGGCGATTGGGGCGAGACGAAGATCTTCGCGCTCTACCCTGCGCTAGGAGGCGTCGTCGCCACGGTCATCGACGGCGACGTTCTGCCGACCAGGAATCAGCCGGAGTGGATGGGGCTGTATCTGGTCGCCGAGTATTCGGTGCTGGATCCAGTCGTTGGCCTGCGGGTATTCGAGAGCGCGCCGATCCTCATCACCCCCGACGAGGTGATGAGGCAGCTCACCAGCGCCGACCTGGTGATGGGCGCGAGCGTCTACCGCCCTGGCGGCCAGACGACATCGTTCACGCCGACCTTCACCGTGCCGGGCCTCGAAGACGAGTTCGAGATCCAGTTCCGATCCTCGCCGATCGGGGAGGATTCCCCGTGGTTCAATGCAGCGAAAGCCCCCGGTGAGCCAGGCCAGCCGGATGTCTGGTATCTTCCCGACAGCTTCGATCCGGCGTTTCCGGCGAACAACGTGGCCCTGTTCCGGGCCGGCGAGGCCCGCAACGGACGGCTGCGCTTCCGCTGGCGGCGCTCGCCGGCGCATGAGTGGTCAATCGATTCGACCTTGTTCACGGTCCTGACGCCCCTGCCGCCGTCGCAGGAGCTGCGCATTCTGACGTCGGCCGACCTGGTCATGGGCGCGAGCGTCTACCGCCCTGGCGGCCAGACGACATCGTTCACGCCGACCTTCACCGTGCCGGGCCTGGTCGGGACCGCGTTCGAGATGGAGTTCAAGGCGTCGCCGCTGGACTGGACCGGCGAGGATCCGTGGTCGCCGGTCGCGGCACTGCCGGGCCAGCCGGGCGTCTACCACCTGCCCGACGTGAGCCATCCGGCGTTCCCCGACTTCAACGCCGCGCTGTTCTTTGCGAGCAACCCCGACCGGAACGCGCGCCTGCGCTTTCGATGGCGGCCGACTGACACGACGGAGTGGTCTCCCGACAGCCAGCTGTTCGCCGTGCCGCAGCCGCCGGTGCAGTGGACCTCGACCATCCCGCCGCAGACCGTGGATGCGGCAGGCTCGGGGGTGTTCCTGCAGGCGTCCGGCTACGTCTCGCCCGGGGCGACAGGCTACAGCGTCTCCGGCGGAACCGGCGTCACGATCGACGCTGCGACTGGCGCCGTCTCGCGTAGCAGCGGCTCGCCCGGCTCCGCGACGATCACGCTCACCGTGCAGCCCAGCGGCGCGCAGACGTCGTTCCCGCTGACCCGCGAGGCCGCGCCGGCGGTGCAGGCGCCCACGCTCGCGCCTCTGACAGAGTTGAGCCGGCCGGTCGGGACGGTAGGCTCGGTCTCGCTGGCCAGTTTCGTCGGCGGAGGCGAGGCGACGGCGCACCTGCTCGCCGGCGGCAGCTGGATCGCCTATGAGCGCGCGACGCGGGTGCTGTCGTTCTCGTTCCCTGCGACCGCAGGGTCGACCTCGTTCGCGCTGACGCTGAGCAATGCCGGCGGCTCGTCGGAGACGCGGTCGTTCGAGGCGGTCGCCACGGCAGTCGCCTCGCCGCCGGCGAACCTTCAGGCCGCGATGCGCCCGCCGACCTCGGCCGTCGCGGACGCGATGGACACGGCGCTGTTCAATTTCGTCAACCGCGCCGGGCAGTCGACCGACGCCGGCGAGAACTCCCCGGCCTACAAACGGCCGTGGAATCACCACAATATGCCGGTGATCGCGCTCGCGGCCTACAGCGGCGACACGGCGAGCTACAGCACCCCGAGCGGCGCGCGCACGCCGGCGGCCAGGCTCATCGAGCAGCTCAACCAATGGGCCGGCTCGAGCAGCACCAACAACATGCCGCGCGGCATCGGGCACGGCTACGTCGCGACCTATGAGGCCGCGTTCTGGGCGACGGTCATGATCGCGTCGCAGACGCCCGCCGTCTGGGGTGCGCTCGCCGCCGCGACGCGCACCCGGCTGATCCTCGTCACGCTCGCCTGCATCGTCGGGGCCTGCTACGGCGGGTCGCATCGCTACCCGACCGGCACGCAGGGGCACGGCCGCGGCTGGACCGCCGACAACAGCATCCGCGGGTTCAGCGCTAACTACACCGGAGCGTTCAACTTCAAGTGGTCGCCGCGCACGCTCCCCTTCATCGCCGACGCGTGGATGCGGCTGGTCGGCTATCCGGCCGGGCTCAACGCCTTCCTGCAGTCGTTCGACCGGATCGCCTTCGCCAGCCAGCTGAACGCCGCCGGCGGCTGTGGCCAGGCGCGGGACACCTACGCCAACATCTGGACCGCCGCGTTCAAGAACTCCTATTACCCTCAGGGGCATGGGAACTGGAACGGCACCGGCCCGGACGATGCGCAGCTTTACTTCGCCCTGCGCGGCGAGGGCGGCCAGTGGTACATGGACGGCGGGCGCGGCCCCGGCGGGCGGTCAAACGCCAACTACGGCTCCCGCAGCTACAGCATCTCGCAGGCCCAGGAGGCGCTCCGCGTCATCACGGAGGAGGCTTTCGGGGCGCAAATCCTGCCGGGCGCGCCCAATGCGGACGGGGGCGTCGCGCTCGGGCCCGGCTGGCCCGCCATTCCGGGCGTCAACCGCGCCGGCATCCTGCACCGCAGCCGAATCCGCGGCTGTTTCGGCGTGCCCCCGGGCGGGATCGACGCCGAGACGGTGTTTTCGACGTGGGTCAACGTCCCCAACAAGGGCCTGATCGGCCGGTTCGCGGAGCTCAACACGATTGACGAGGGCGGGGCCAACCGGCCGCGGTCGTCAGTGCCCTACGCGCTCGGCGGCGGCACCGGGTTTTGCGCCGCGATCTGCGCTGCGATGGTGGTCGGCGCGATCACGCCCGGCCCGGCATGGTCGGAGGCGGTCAACCGGGCCCGGCTCGCGATGATCGATTTCGGGTATCTGGCCCAGGTCGGCTGGCGCACCTACTCCAAGGCCGGCGGCGAGCTCAGCGACACCCACACCGCGTGGTTCAACGCGCAGGAGGTCCGCCCCGCCGCGCTGCGCGGGCTGTCGGACGTGTTCCAGGCGTGGCTGGCGCTCGCATGACCGGCCTCGCTCCCCATGGCCGGCGCGGCTGATGCGATCCAGCCCTCCCCCCGTGCGCTACCACTGCGCCGCTCGATAATCGCAGGACGTGCAGACCATGCCCCAGACGCAACCGGAGCACCACATGACTAGGCCGCCGATCTCGTGGAGTTGGCAGGTATCGCTCGGCAACGTGCTCACGGCCATTCCGATGGTCGTCGGCCTGGTCTGGTTCGGCGCCGACCTTCGCAACGACATCGAGAGCCATGCGATCCGCCTCGATGGCGTCGAGGCGGTGACGAAGCCGTTGCCAGAAGCGGCGGCCGAGACGCGCTCCACGCTCGCCGATCACAACCGCCGGATCGACGCGCTCGAGACGACCGCCGCGCGCAACGTCGAGCGCCTGAACGCCGGCGACGTGACCCGCACCGCGGTCGAGGCGCGGCTCGGGCGGCTCGACGAGCTGATGACCGAGGTCCGCGAGGCGCTGCGGATATTCAATGCGAGACAGGGGAGCCAGCCATGAAAATCGCCATCGTCGTGGGCCACAACGTCAGCCAGCCGGGCGCGGTCCGCGTCACCGATGGGGTCAGTGAGTTCGTCTGGAACGGCGCGCTGGCGGCCACGATCCAGTCGCTGGCGCCGGCGAACGTGCGCGTGTTCCGGCGCGAGAGGGCCAGCGGCTACGGCACCGAGGTGCGCGCGGTCTATGCGAAGGTGGATGCTTGGGGCGCGGACGTCTCGTGCGAGCTGCACTTCAACGGCGCGGCGGACGCGCGGGCGACCGGGACCGAAACGCTCTACGCCAGCGACCGCGGCAAGGTGTTCGCCGAGCGGGTCAACCGGGCGATGGTCGCGGCGCTCGGGCTTCGGGACCGCGGCGTGAAGAAGGTCGCGCGGACCGACCGCGGCGGCGAAAGCCTCTACGTCGGCCGCGCCCCGGCGATCCTGGTCGAGCCCTACTTCGGGTCGAACGCGAACGACTGCAACGCAGCCGACGTCAGGCGCGACGCGCTGGCCCGCGCCATCCTCGCCGGGCTCACCGGAGCGGCCGTCAGCGCGCCCACAAATCCCGCGCCGGCCGCGCATGCCCCCACCACCCTCGAACAGCGCCTCGCCGCCGTGGAGCGGCGGCTGGACGCCATGGAAGCGAAAGGAGCCTGACATGCCCAACACCGTGAAGGTCGGCAAGGAGAAGGCGATTCTCGCGTTCCTCGCCGCCGGCGGCCTCGGCAACGCCATCGTGACGATCCTGCAGGCGGCTATCGCCGGCTCAGTCGGCTGGCTGGAGATGCCGACCCCCGACCAGGGCCTCGTCGCCCTGGCTGCGTTCGTCGCCGGGGCGCTCGCCTCGGCCGGCGCCTACTACGGCACGAACACCGTGACCGTCATCGAAGATCCCAACCCAGGAGACTGACCATGCGCGCCTTCCTTGCCGTGCCTGCCCTGGCGCTCGCCCTCGCCGCATGCGCGGCGCCGGGCGACGACGCCGCCCCCGCCGACCCGATCCAGGCGGCCTGCAACCAGCTCGTCGCGCTGGACGCGCAGATCGCCCGCTGGGCGCCGGTCGCCGCGATCTGGGGCTACGACCTCGACGCCCTCATCGCCGAGCGCGAAGAGGTGCAGAAGGTGCTCATCACGGCGGACGTCCTGTGCGTCCCGCGGGAGGCCTAGACCGCCTCGTCGCAGCGTGGGCGGAGCTTCATCCGCTCACGCATTTCTGGCGCTACTGGCTGGCGCGCCTGCCCTGAACCGAGAGGTAGACCGATGATCCCCCTGACCGACCCGACCCAGGCGAGTGTCGAGCCGCCGGAGAAGGTGACGAAGAGCTCGAACGCAGCCGACAACTTCCGCCGCAAGCCCCGCGCCCTCTGGGTCGGGACGGCCGGGACCGCCGAGCCGAAGGGCGACATGGCGACCGCGTTCGGCCGCATGCGCGGCGGGGCCGGCGAGGGCTACTCATGGCTGATCTTCCCGGCCCGGCTGTAGGGATGGACGACCACGACGAGCTGTCCCGCGTGCTCTGCCGGTTCTACCTCGGGGAGGATCGCTTGTTCAGCGCCGTCTGCCATGAGCGGCGACTGACGTCGCTCCGGTGGGCCGCCCTGCGCTGGCTGGTCGATGACCACTTCCGCCGCACCCGAGGCGAGCGCCACCACTGCCGGGCGGCGTTTCATCGCGAGCGCGCCGAGCGGGCGGACCTGGATCAGCGGGCTAGGCTGGCGGGGCTGTAGGGGCGCGCCGGAGCGTGTCAGATTCGTGCCAAGAGGCCGGCGCAGGCCGGCGCGTCGCTGCGCATTTTAGCAAGACAGGCGCGACGCCTTCAGGTTGATTTTCGTTCGACGCCAGTATTTTACACCGACGCCAGCTTGCGATAATGGGGTGGTGCGCGCCTAAACTTGGGCCGTGCCTCGTGCACGGCCTCTTTTTTCGCGGGCCGCTAAGTGCTTGATGCCTAGCGAAGAATGCGCTTCTCCACTCCTCGCACCATCTTCGTCTCGTATTTTTTGTGCCGCGTTTGTGTCGCGGCGGGGGTTCGCGGCGCGCTGGCCGGCGGGCGGGCCTCTCGAACGTGGCGTATTCGGTCCGCCACGTTCTCAAGATGGTCGCCCCAATAGAGGTTCTCCGGCCGATTGTCGTCGGCCACACCATTCCGATGTAGCGACATGGGCTTGTCGTCAGGCGGTGCGCCGTGGAAGGCCATGGAGACGAGACGATGAACCCCGATCATCACCTGGCGGCCTCCCGGCGATACGACCGTTACATTCTTGTGGCCCGTGCGGGTCGTCTTCTCCTTGAGCGCGCGGCCGACCCATGCTCGTCCGCTTCCACTCACGCGACGGATTTTGCCCATAGTGGACGCCTCATAGTCGGGGAATTGAGGGATCGAGCGCCACTCGACGCGCGCGCCACCCCGGTCCTCTGCCGCCAGTCGCTCTACATAGGCGCGACGCTCTGGCCCTGCCGTCGCCAGAAGGCAGAGTATGGCGGCGAGCCTGCTAGGGGACTCGCCGCCTGTCTTGGTGAGGTGGTTCAGGGTCTCGACGCTCTCGCCTGAAAGAAAGGCAAGGGTATCGATCGAGATCTTGAGGCGCTCCAGTCGGCTTGCGAGACTGCGCCCGTAGTATCTGATGATATCTGACATGATAGGTAGAGCATATCTAGAATTGCGCTGGTTCTCAATCATTTGCGGCGCGGGCGGCCTCGTTTTGCCGGCGTCCGCGACAGGATGCTGGCGGCTTTCCGCTCGGGTCCGTCGGGGTGAAGATAGTTGTCCGCCACGATGCGGAGCGTCTTCCAGCCGCCGGCGTCAGAGATCGCCTTGGTCGACATGGCCCCGTCCAGCGCCGTAGCGAAGCTGTGGCGGCCGGGCTGGTGCGTCCCGAGGTAGTCGACGCCAGCGCCAGGGCAGACCCGCCTCAGCGCCTGCCTGACGCCGGCCTCGGACGTGTAGCCGAACAGTCGGCCGGCTCGCGGCGGCAGCGCGCGCAGTTCTTCGACCATCTCTGGCGTCAGCGCCATGCGCCGCGGATCGCCGTTCTTGGTGCGGCCGGCGGCGACGCTGGCGTCGTCGAGATCGGCGTCGGCGGGCTCGAGCCGGGCCGCTTCGGAAATTCGGAACCCGGTCTGGTAGAGGAAGAGCATCAGCGCGCGAAGGTGGACCAGACGGCGGCGCGCGGCCTCGGCGCGGACGGCGTCGACCCAGTCATAGCCGACTGCCCTCTTCCGAGCCTTCGGCCCGGTCGGGTAGCGGATCTTGATCGGGTGGCACCACTGGTAGTTCTCGGCGGCGAAGTTGATGATGGCCGCTGCGGGCGTGATCGCCTGCCGGCGCCTCGTTGCGGGCTTGGCGTCGGGATAGAGCTTCCGCGCCATGTCCTTGAGGTCGCCCGGCGTGATCGTGCGCAGCACGCGGCCTCGGAGGTGCGTAATGATCGGGGCGAGGTAGCGGACCGGCTTCCCCTGGTCGATCAGGTGGAGGATGTATTTCTCGGCGGCTTCGTCGAACGTGGCGACCGCCTCGACGCCGTAGACCCGTTCTCGGTGGAGCTTGGTCTCGGCGGCAGCCCGCAGTTCTTCAGCTTGCTCCGGGTCGCGAGTTCCAAGGCTCTCTCGTATGCGCCGACCACCCGCGGTCCCGTGGAGGTGCGCCCAGCCGTCACGCCACACGACCTTGAGGGCCATCCGTCTCTCCGAATCCGCTCTATCTGGTCAGGATAGAAGACCCGGCGCGGGCGCGCCTTTCCAGTCCCTCGGAGATCGTAGTGAACGTTGGGCTCGAGGCGGCCGACGACGTCGATCATGGCCCGGTAGGAGATGCCGAGCGCCACGGCCGCCTGGCGCATGGTCAGGGGCGCGGCGGTCATGTCTCCCGCGCCTCCATCTCCAGCCAAAGCCGATCTCTCACACAGAGGAAGCACTCTCCGTCCACCCATTCGACCGTGTTGTGTCCGACCTTGCAGGGCGGCATCTTATGGGCAGTCAGGCGGCCATCCCGGCCGAACGTGACACCGCGCATGTGTCGCCTGTGCAGGATCCGGTCAGGGAGCTTCGGGTGCATCCCGCGCCTCCATCCGTGCGATCTCCGCGGCGACGAGCCAGCCGAGGGGGGTGAGGCATTCACGGAAGTCCTCGCCGTTGACGTCACACCATTCGGTGTAGTGGGCGCGCATCGCGCGGTAGCCGACGTTCCCGCGCGACCTCTTAGTCGGCCCCTCTACAAAGAGACGCAGCAGCCACCGCCTGATGCCCGGCGTCAGCAAGTCCGCGATCTCGCGCGCCCGCGCTTCGTCAGGCTGGGTCACTGGCGATCCCTTCCGCCAACTTCGGCCATCCGTAGTCCCTCGGCTGCGTCACCGGCACGTCGTCCCGGCCGCACCAGCCGCAGGGCGAGCCGATGTGCATGCAGGCCTCCCGGCGCGACGGCCTGCCGTGCTTCTCGCCGCAGTCGGCGCAAATCCACTCTGGGTAGGCGTCAGGCTGGGTCATGCGATCATCCCTGCTTTCCAGAGGGCGCACGCGGCCGGGTTCGGGAGTGCCATCTCGGCCTGCTTGTTCATGTGCCAGGCCAAAGCGATGGCGATCTGCATGGGTTGCAGGCCCGCCTCGGCCATGTCTGCAACGGCGATCTCGACCATGCTCAGGGCGCGGCCGAGGGCTTCGGGGTCAGGCTGGGTCATGGGGCTTGCTCCATTTCGCCCTGTGCGCCGCGATAGCCTCCCGCGCGGCTTCTGCCGTGGGCGCGGGCCATGCCGCGGCGAGAGCCTCGGCCTCCTCCCGCCGGCTCCGCAGCAGGAGGATACTCACCCGAGCCATTCGGATGCCGTGCAGCCGGTCTGCGTTCTGGGCCTCAGCTTCGGCGAGAGCTTCATCCACAGCGTCGAAGTCGAGGCGCTGGAGCGCGGCGTCGGCACGGGCAAATGTGGTGGGTGTCATTTCGGCTCCTCGGGCTGGGGCGCGGCGGCCCGGTCCAGTCGCTCGATCTCGGCGAGGATCAGAGCCCCGGCTTTGACGAGATCGCGGCGGCGGGTGGTCGGCTTCCACCATGCCCGCTCCCAGGTCCAGACGAAGCACACATGCCGCCAGAACTGATCGAACTCTTTCGGACTCAGTGCGAGGAACGCCTCGGCAAGCTCATCTGGTTTCATTTTCATGTGGTGGGCTCCTTCAGCAGTTTCTCGATCTCGCGCGCGGCGTTGTCGTAGATGGGCGCGATGGCGCCGGAGATCGCATCCAAGGGGTGCCACGGCGCTTCTCGCCCGGCAGGCCCCGCGTAATAGCGCCAGGTGCGGAGCCCGCGCATGTCCTCTGCACACGCCCTGCACCGCGCCGCAGCGGCCTCGACCCCGGCGCGGTAGCCGGCGGCGTAGTCGTCACTCCGGGGCATCGGTGGGCTCCTGTAGGGCGGCGCGGGCGGGGTTCGCCGCCTTGGCGGTCTCGAGCTTGCGGACGTTGTGCGGGTGATCGGTCGGGTACTCGGCGGTGTAGTAGGCGTCGAGCTCATCGGCCGCTTCCGTCAGCGCCTCCCGCAGCCGCTCCCGCTCCGCCTCCAGCGCGGCGATCCGGGCGTCTCGCGCGGCGA